TAGTACCTTGAGTACCTGCTATTCCCTGACTTCCATTAGTACCTGAAGTACCTTGAGCTCCATTTGTACCATTAGTACCTGAAGTACCTTGACTTCCGTTAGTACCTTGAGTACCTTGACTTCCGTTAGTACCTTGAGTACCTTGACTTCCGTTAGTACCAGTTGTACCTTGAGCTCCATTAGTACCAGTTGTACCTTGAGCTCCGTTAGTACCTGAAGTACCTTGAGCTCCATTAGTACCAGTTGTACCTTGAGAACCATTAGCACCTGTAGTACCTTGAGCTCCATTAGTACCAGTTGTACCTTGACTTCCCATTATTCCCTGAATACCAGTTGCGCCTTGACTTCCCATTATTCCCTGAATACCAGTTGCGCCTTGTGCTCCAATAGACGTTGCTGCTAGAGTAAATTCGCTTGCTGAATTATTCCAGACTAAAGAGTACCCGTCCTCCGAAGAAGTAGGATTTGCAACTAATGTATTAAATGCTTCTCCAACCATTACTGTTCCGTTTTCATCAGGCATGCGCCATGTTCTATTAGCAGTTAAATAATACGGAAATGCTCCTTGTGCTAAATCTATAGTTCCTGAAAAACCTGTTGCTCCATTGCGACTTTGTATGAAAGGAGTATGAGTACCTTGTTCTACTCCAAACATTATACGATGACCTCCAATTGAAGTATCCTCTAGAAGCATTGATCTAGAGAGCATCTCAATTGCTTCCGGAGCCTCTAAGTATAATTTTTCTAAAACAGAGCTTATATCTTCATGAATTTTAACAGGGCCTCCATTGAATAATATTTCTGTTCCTGTTGAAATATCAATATTTCGAGTACCTGTTGTGTTTCCTATAATTAAAGTGTCTTCTAAACTTTGAGAAGCACCGGACGCATTTTCCCATGTTACGTTCCCTGCTCCATCAGTTGCTAAAATTTGACCTAAACTTCCGTCGGTTATAGGTAGAGTAAATGCTCCATTTCCAATAGTTAATCTATCTACTGATAGATTTATGTATTTTCTAGTTGTTTTGATTGGCATATTTAAAATTCATTTAATTTATTTTTCTAATAACATTATTATTTAAGCAAAAAATTGTATAACTGGCATTTCGTCTATTTCCCCATCTTGCTGTGAAGCTGTTGCTGGAAAAGATCCTCCACTAATTACTTCTGTTTCTTCAAACCATGCTACTGAAAGGGTATCTGGACACTCTATACCATATGGCGTAGAAACATTTGAGTCTAATGAAACTGCTAATACCGCATCTTCTCCTCCGGTAAATGATAGGTTTTGTCCTACTTCAGCTGTCATTGTATATGATTGCACATCATTGGGATTAGTTACTTGATTGCTCTGTCCTACTAACACAGCAGTCGGTCCTGATCCTCTATATATTGCACAACATGTGATACCATTTCCGGTAACTGCAAATGCCATTTTAGCAGTAGCGATCGTTATATCAGCGGGTATTGTGTAGTTTATAAAAAATATTCGACCAGTGCCTGCGTAACTTATCTTTTTTCCTTGCCATATTTCTATTCCTATCGTTGATATTAACCCTTTATTTCTTTCCCAACTAGCGTTACCCTGAGAATCTGACGTAAGAATTTTACCACTTCCTTCTTTTCCATCTTCTAATTTTAAAGAATAATTGTTAGATCCTCCTTGAACATTTATTTTCATTCCAATGTTAAGGGTAGAATTTGTATTTATAGCAATATTTCCACCTAATACACTTGTTAAAGAAGCTCCGCTAGTGCTTACTAACTCAGTTTCAGTACCTGTCATATTAGTTCCAGTAGACCCTGGGTTCATATAAATTCTAGATCCAGTGTTATTTACACCATCTCCGTTAACAGTAATAAGCGATCCAAATAAAGATGTTGTGTTTATATCGTTTATTGCTGCTTGTATTCCGTATACTTTTGGTAAACTTCCACTTGTTACGTGAGTACCGCCTGATTGAATTATTGAACCTGATTTATTGCTTACATTAGTAGCATTATTCATAATTGTCCAGTTTCCAGCGCTTGATGTTTTATTATTAGGATGATTTTGTATACAACTAAGTAAGCCTATATCGGAGTTATTAACATTTGCATTTCCATGTAATCCAATTTTTATACCAGTCATTGACGTAGAACTAATTCCATTAGAAGATACGTTTAAACCTACACTATTCGCAGTGCTTATAGTAGAATTTTGACTTAGCTGCATGGTTGTGTCTACTTGTCCATTGTTTGCTATTAAAAAATAAATGTTACTGGCTAAACTGTTTATACCTAACGTTGATCCATTGTCCATTAAACGGCCTACTGCTAGGTTATTGCTTGTATCTATTGTAAGGTTCCTTAATTGATTGCTTCCAGATACTAAATCTCCTATAGCAATTCCCGACGGTATTGCTTGTGTTGAAAGAATACCGGTTGCATCTGCTGTTACCATTCTAGTTCCTATCCCTGAGAGCGCTGACATTTCAATTTCACTATCTTCATCTATTACTAGCCCGGTACTTGTTGATCCTAAAGCATCTGTGCTAAGAAATTGAATTTTTCCTCCGTTTTCTTTATTAGCTATTACAAAATTATCGTTAACGGTACTTCCATACCCAATATATCCTTTTTCACCAACGTTATCATAAAAGTCTATGAAATTTTTACCTAACGTGCTCACTGTCTCTAATCTAAGTATGGCCGAATCCCCTTTTATATGAACTTCTTGTTGAGGCGTATTTGTTCCAACACCCAATCTATTTAAAGTATCGTTATATGCAAAATTAGCATTGTCTTGTTGCAGCTCTCCCATTGCTCCTACGAATAAAACAGAGTTAGCTGTACCACCTGTTATAGTGCTTCCTATAACTAATCCTCCACCTGAAACGTTCGCTAAAGTAAATTCACCTGCTGAATCATTCCAAATTAAAGAATATCCGTTTTCTGAAGAGGTTGGATTTGCAACTAGTGTATTAAAAGCTTCTCCAACCATCACTGTTCCGTTTTCGTCTGGCATGTACCATCTTCTATTAGCAGTTAGATCATAAGGAGATGTTGATTGTGCTAATTCAAGTCTTCCTTGAAAACCAGTGGTTCCATTAACACCTCTTATGAAAGGACCAGTAGCTCCTATCATTTCTAACATTATACGATGGCCTGTCGGTGAAGAATCATCTCTAAAATTAGCTTGAACGCCTAATACTAGAGAAATCAATGATGTGGTCGCATTAATCTCTTTTGCTCCTTCTAAATTTAATATGTTTAATGCAGGGTCGGTGTCTCTATAAATTTTAACAGGGCCTCCGTCAAATGATATTTCTGTTCCTAGTGATATGTCAATGTCTTGAGCACCAGTTATGTTTCCTATAGTTAATGTGTCTTCTAAACTTTGAAAAGAACTGGATGCATTTTCCCATGTTAAGTTTCCAACTCCGTCTGTTACCAAAATTTGACCTAAACTTCCATCAGTTATAGGCAAAGTAAATGCTCCATTTCCAATGGTTAGTTTATCTACCGATAGATTTATGTATTTTCTAGTGATTTTAGCTGGCATACGTATAAGACTTATTTAGTTTATTTATCTAAATATGCCTTTAAAGTTTATGACATAATACTAACGTTTAAATTAGATATAGTTTAAACTTTATTTAAAATGTAATTGTATTGTAGCTAATTTTAATAACCAATTGCCCATCTCCTCCAGTACATGCAGTTCCTGGCCACATTTGAAACTGTAAAGCAGAACCTAAGTTATTCGTACCTGTAGCGTATCCTACTATTGCATCTGCACCTCCGCTTGACATGATTCCTGAAACAAAAACTTGTTGAGAACTAGGTACTTGAAAACCTCCAGCCCCAATTCCTCCACCTACAATATATGCAGTAGTTCCAAAATGGTATTCCCATGTAATTTCGAATTCATAGTACTCATTTGATAAAGGAGCGGGTAGTAAATCTACTGTATTGTTTGCTAGTATATCGGCTGAATTATATGTATAAGTAGCACTAGGTGAAATAATAGAGCCTCCAGCAGATACTACAACTATTCTTACACTAGATAGTGTTTGAGTAAAAGTTATATCTATAGAGTTTACTCCATACGCATCTATATCACCATCTATTCTATCTCCGGTTACTGTATCTATTAAATCTACGACAACTGCATTTGTTCCTAATCCATGTGTTATAGTCTTAGTTATATTTGCGTTAAAATTTGTTATTTCTACATAAGATACGTTTTCAGTGCTTCCTCCTCCTCCTCCTGAATATGTTTTTTCATATTCTAAAGATACCATTATTTCTTCATTTGATCCACCTGTACTGCTTCCTGCTAAAACGGTACCTTTCACTACAAGAATATCTCCGCTACTGACATCTATATCTAATCCACTTGTTTCTATAAGAAAGTGATTTCCATCAACATTAGCCGTATTTAACGTTAAAACATTAGAACCACCTACTAAGTCAACATAATTAGTATCGTCAGCTACGCCATTTGGGTCGATTAATTTACCTATACTTACGTCATAGTCAAATAAAGCATCTACACTAGCCGCTGTTGTATCTAAGTATTTTAAAACTATACCTTTTATTTTTAAATCAAAAGGAATAGGCAGTACTGAATTATGTGTTCCGGTAGGACTTAAAGTACCTGCCCAATCTACATATTCAGGAACTGATCCAACTGCGAAATTAGTAATTAGTCCCCATAGCATATCTTTGGTAGTTACCGAACCTCCTCCGCCACTTCCGTCGCAACATGTGAGTTTAAATATTTCACCACTTTCATCTGTAAAATATAAATCTTGTGTAGTTGGTGTATATGTAGTTGCTAAACCTGGGTCTCCAATCCATACAATGCCTGATCCAGTAGATGGCGTTGGCGGTAAACCTGGACTACCCGTGTTTTGTAATAACGTAAGAGCATATGAGGCTCCTCCTTCGCCTGTTAAGCTTACCCAGCCTTTTCCATCTAAGTAGCCTATGAAGTCTTCTCCAAACGCAGGCTTTTGATTTTGAATACCTGTGTATATTATTTCTCCAGGTATGCCTACATCGGGCCAGTTTATAAAGTCAGTATGTCTATACCGCTTAGCTTCAGCTATTTCCACTAAAAAGGAATTACCCTCAGCTCTACCTTGAGAATCTATATTAAATGTAGTTGCTCCGTTTAATTTTAAACTAAAATTATTTTTAACATTGATTTGTTTAACATTAATACCATCTATGTCTTCTATAACATTAGTTTTTTCGTTATATGAAACGTTATTTAAAAACTCAAGTAACGCAAGTGACAAGTCATTAAAATTAAGGTTAGAAACCTCTACAATTGAACCTAAGCTTGAATTAGTTAATTTTCTTATATTTGAAAGTTTAGAATATATAGCCATTTATCAGTCCTACTATTTTTTTTTATTTATTATAATATACATAGTTAATTATTGCGAGACTTATTTATTAACTCTGTTTTATCGTCTATTCGAGACTCTTTAGAGAAATTGCCATCGAAAACTACACAATTCTCTAAATCGGCATTTATTATATTATCTAAATTACTATATATTGATGAAGACTTTATTTCATTTAAATATCCTCCATATGTGCAGTCGAATATTTTAGAATATTTTATATCGTTATTTGAATGTAAATTACTTTCTTTTATATTAGAATTCCTAATAATACACTGCTCAAATAAACAGTCTTCTAAATCAGCTTCTATATGACAGTTAAAAAAGTCCATATTAGATAAAGAAAAACCTTTTTTTATCCTAGCATCTTTTACTTGGACTCTTTTTCTAGCTGTGTCAAAATTTATGATAGCCTTATTCATTTCACAGCATGATATCAATTCAAATAACTTGTTTCTAATAACCGGATAATTAGATTCTACTAAAAAAGAATGTCTAGTCAAATCAACTACTAAATGTATGTCCGGATAATTATGTTTAAAAGTATCATACGTTTTAGTGTTGTCGATTACTCTTTGATATCTTTCAAGTAATTTCTGAATTTTTCTCTTTTCATCTATGTTAAAAGAAAAGTTATTTTTTAAAGTTTCATATAAATGCTCAGCCGTGTAATTTATTAATTTAACAGACTCTTTCTTCTTTCTTTGGTAATTTTTTCCACCAGCATATTTTATTGACAGATAACCTTCTTGTATTTTAGAAAAATCTGTTCCAAAATTAGATGACCTTGGAAAGTTATATTCCATAGGATTAGCTTTCTCTAAAAGAGATCCCGTCAGTCTACTTGCGTATAACTCCTTTGGATAAACAAAAATGGCTTTACTTTGATGAATCTTTTGCTTTTCAGATGAAGATTCTGGCCACATGTCAAATATGTTTTTTTCGTTTATGTTTAATATATATTTGAATTTATTTAATGTTTCTAATTTATTATCAAGATTTAAGTCCATTTCGTTTAATGAAACCTTGATATTCATATTAGATCTACTGTTTGTAAACCCATTCTCATTTATAAAATTAAGACATTTTAACATTATATGAACGGCCTCATGATAAGGCATTAGATCTGTATCTATTCTATTCATCCTATGTCCTCCTTCAAAGTCAGGTGATATATAAATAGTCTCATCTACAAATCTTATTTTAGATTTGTTATCTAAAGATATTACGTTCTTACCTAGATATTTTCCTAATTTAGAAGATATCTTTTTTCTAGATAAAGGTGAGAAAAATTGAAATGTAAATCCTACATTAGTATTATCAAAAAGAAACTTATTTTCTATATTATTATACACGAGTAATGTTTTTTATTATTTATCCTATTCTCGTGATTTTTTTTGCTAATTAACTATTTGTATAGACACTTCATCTTTATGAATCCATACTTCTTTACCTGACACGAAAGCCTGTTCGTCTAGTATATCGTATAAATGTGTTTTTGTTGGATAGTTTGCTAACTGATAAACACCTGTTTCATATCTCCAAGCGAATTCAAATTCTTTCTTAACTATTAATTCAGGAAGCGTATCTAATTTATTAGAATAATCTTTTATTATAATTTTCATTTTAAAACTTTTATATATTATACTAAATAAAAAATAAAGATAAATAAAAAAAAATACACTCTAATGGCTACAACGGCATCGAATTGGAAAATATTTAAATCATTAGATTATTCTGTACAGTTAATGCTTAAGCAAACTATAGAATATCTTTCTACTAAGTTTAGTCAAAGTCTACAGGTATTTACCGCGGCCAGTCCTTTTGGGCAGCTTCTTTTAGTTCTAGAAAATTTAAGTCAAATGATTTTTTATTACATAGAAGATGCTATAACTGAATTGAGTATGGAAGAAGCAACCAGGGTATCTTCCATTTATTCTTTAGCTACACTAGCTGGACATAGTCCAAGTAGAGCTATATCTGCAAGTGGACAGATAAGTATATCTACTACCTCAGAATCAGCAACTGCCGATTTTGATACTGTGATAATTCCAAACTTAACAAAAATAAAGTCTAACAATAACGGGCTAATGTATGTATTAAGCCTTTCACAAGATGATATTAAGTTTTCAATGAAAGGAGTTAATAACGGTCTCTCCATGAAAATACTTCAAGGTAATATTGAAACACAAACATTAGTGGCTAAAGGCGAAGAAATAGAAAGTTTTTCTATTAACTCAGCTCAGAATTTTCTAGTTGATAATTACTTAGTTGACGTATATGTAAATGGAGAAAAGTGGAAAAAATTTAATTCTATATTAGATATACCTAGAGGTGAAAAAGGATATATTGTAAAAACAGGAATCACTACCGGAGTTGATGTATTCTTTGGAAACAATTTCTTTGGAAGAATTCCCGTAGAAGGCTCTGAGATAAAAGTTCAATATTTAGTAAACAGTGGAGCTTCTGGAAACATAACAACAGAACAAACTTCACAGGTCTTATTTGAATGGGCAGACACTGGTTTTACATTAGTAGGAAATGAAGTTGACTTAAATGAGTATATTGCAATTAATACGATTAACTCTCCACAGTTTGGAGCAAATCCTGAAGATTCAGAATTAACTAGACTTATTGCACCAAAGCAGTCTAAAAGTTTCGCTTTAGTTAATATAGATCATTATATAGCTGTTTTAACTAGGCTTAAAATATTTTCTATTATAAACGTATTTTTGGATACTAACGATAATCGATTATTAAATCTATTTTTAGTGCCTGATATCAATAATTTATTTAACACAGGTCAAGATTATTTTAACGTTAGCTCCTCTAAATTCATATTAAGCGATTTCAGAAAGAATGAAATATTAAGATATTTAAATATGACTGGCTCTAAACTAATATCAACCGATACCAGAATAGTAGATCCGCTAATAAAAAAATACGTACTTAATATAAACACTATTGTATTTGATGATGTATCCACTGAAATAATAAAACGGGATATTTACAATAATCTAGGAAACTATTTTATTTCCAATAAAAGAAGGAACCGAATACCTAAAAGCGATTTAATAAGAACATTAGAAGACATTAATGGAATAGATTCTGTTAATGTAAACATAGTTTCAGAAGCTAATGAAATTGCAGTTATGGATAATCCTAATTCTGAATTAATAGGACTAGACGAATTTAACGATATAATAATAAAAGAATATGAACTCCCTATTATACAAGGAGGATTTAAAGACAGGTATGGAAATGAATATTCACAAGGTATATCTGATCAGGCATTGGGTTCGATTAATATACAAATTAAAAAAATAGTGCCTAGGCCCTTTGATAACTAATGACTAAAGATAGCATATATAGAGCAGCGTATAATAGAAAAAAGAAATTAATTAATAAAGGGTATCAATACAAGGATACTATTTTAAAAAATACTTTATCTAGTCAAATGTATGGAGTAAACGATACTTTAGATACTTTTTTAGAAAACGTAAATGATATCGTGTATGAAAACATAGAAGCTGTAAAAACCATTAAAGTATTTGCAAATCCTGCCTTAGATAAGTACGATAGGGATATAAAATAAAGTATTAAAATTTAAATATGCTCAAAGACAAAGAGAATAGAAAAGCTTTAAAAAGCGAAATAGAAAACTTGTTAAGTGGAATAAATCACGAAGAACATAATGATTTAAACGTAGATTCAGAATTACTTGAAGAAACTAAACCTGAAAGTCCTTACGATTTTGATGAAATGACTAGAGAGTTCAATAAAAAAGCAAAGGACATAACAGATTCTTTGTTTGAATATTATGTAGAACTAGGTGTATTAGAAGAAAACAATTACATAAAACTGAAAAAAGAAATGGACACAGTTAATATGTCAAACATTTTCTTTCAGATAAAAACTTTAAAGATTACTATAACTAAAATAATGGAGGAGATAACAACAGGTAACACTGCTCCTAGGTTAATGGAAGTATTTGGACAATTACAGGATAAATTAAAAACCCTTGTTCAAACGCAGGCTAATCATATGTTATTTCTAGAAGAAACTTACAAAAAAATAAATAACGAAGATCCTAAAAACTCTAATAATACATTGAATAATTCAAATCAAGAAGGAGAATTCTTCATATCGGTTGGAACAAAAACAATGGTAGAAAGTTTGCCTGAATCCTCTGAAGAATATGAAATAGATACAGATTTAATAGACCCTTCTAAAAAGACAGAATTAATGAAAGAAAATAACATAGAAATAGAAGAAGAAAGTGGAGATTCAGATTTCATAGATGTTACTGAAATAATTTAATAACTATGCAAAACCCATTATCAAAAGGAGGAGGTTTTACTTCCTTGAAACTATCTAGTCTCAATTCAGAAGGCAATAATAATCATGTATGGAATTCTAAAAAAGTAAATGATATTATACATAAAGTTTCTCAAGAAGGAATGGACATACGTGGAATGCAAAATACTCCATTTAAAGAAAACGATATTTTATTAAAAAGAGCAAATTTACCTTTTGAATACACTAAAGAAGAATGGCAAGAAATGCAAAAGTGCAAATCAGACCCAATGTATTTTTCTAAAAAGTTTGCATTCATTAGAACCCCGAAAGGTGACATGTCAGTCGAAGACGCAGGAGGGTTGCGAGATTTTCAAGAGCAATTAGTTAAGAATATGCACAACAACAAGTTTAACATATTAATGGCTAGTAGACAGATAGGTAAAACAGTAACGACTGCTATATACATAGTATGGTTTTTATTGTTTAATAAAGAAAAGAACGTACTAATGGTTGCCGATAATATGACAACCACTAAGGAGATAATGGAGAAACTAAGAATAGTTTTAGATAATCTGCCTTTCTTTATGAAACCTGGAATAGTTAAAATAAACGAGTCTTCTATTAGGCTAGATAATGATTGTAGATTAGTTCTTAGAACAACTACTAAAAAATCTGGTATTGGTATGACAGTAAACTTTTTGTATATAGATGAATTTGCTCATATATCTGAATCTAACTTAGATAAGTTTTATAGAGCTATTTTACCTACTATAACGGAAGATCCTTACGCAAAAGTAGTCATAACGTCTACTCCAAATGGAAGAAACAAATTCTGGGATATATGGTCAGATGCAGTGGATGGAGAAAATGACTACAGCCCCATGAGAGTAGATTGGTGGCAAGTACCCGGAAGAGACGAGGATTGGAAGAAAAAAACCATAGCGAATATGGGATCTGAAACAGACTTCAATCAGGAATATGGTTTACAGTTCTTTTCATCAGATCAGCTTCTACTATCTTCAAATGATCTTCAAAAATTAGAAACATTTCAATCTAATTATGTCAATACTAGTCTAGACTTAGAAGAAGAAGATTTTTATATAAATGATTTTCTAAGCTTTCATAAGAAATATAAAGATTTTACACTTAGTGATTTTAAAAATGATCCTTCATATTATGTGTTTTCAATAGATACAGCCGATGGAATGGATCAAGATTACTCAGTGTTAAATATCTTTAAAATAGTAACATTACCTATTAAAGACCTAATCAAGCATAAAAATAATATTAAAAGTGAACTTGATTGCGTGTCTATGGTTCAAGTAGGTAAATTTAGGTCTAACACATTAAACATTAATGATTTCTCTATAACATGTGAAAAAATAATATACGATATATTTAATCCAGAAAAGGTGCGTATTGTTTTAGAACTAAATCATAAAGGTGATATTTTACATAATAGATTCTCTTTAAATGAACAGTATTGGTGGGGTCAAATGGTTCACACTAAACATACAGAACTTTCTAAAAACATAAAGGCCGGAGTAAGACTAGGACCAACTAACAAATTAAAGTACTGTGAAAAATTTAGATATTACGTATCAATTAATAAAATATTGATTACTTGTTATGAAACTTATTTAGAACTATCTTCATTTGGAAGAACTAGAGGAGGTTCTTATAGATGCCAAAGCGGAAACGATGACTTAGCTATGACATGCGTAAATACTTCCCCTCTTTTTGATTCACCTCAGTTTTGGGAAATAGGAGGAGAAGTATACGAAAATACATCAGAAGAGTATAAAAATGAACTTTACGAAAAAGTATTAGACGTAAAAACAGAAAAAAAGGCTTTTGATTTTGACAGACTAAACGATCTAAATAATCAATTAAACCCTAAAGAATTTAAAGCTTCCGATAAAAAAAGTGTATTTGACGTAAATCATTTAAATAAAATTAATAAAATTTCAAAAAATTTTTATAATTCTTAGCGTTAATTAAGTATAATATTCTTATATTTAAACATAATTAAAAATAAACCCACATGAAAGAAATAATTTTATCAGAATTAGATGAAACCCTAGGAGATTTCTTAGTACAAAATAAAGATGTTGTTTACACGGCTCTTCTAGACTCTATAGAAAAAGAATATCTAAATAAAACTTCACTCGCAGTTGATATTCTACAAATAAACGCTACCGAAGATACAACACATATAACGTTAGCTAGAGAAGATTGGGTCAAAGGTCTTGAAAAAGCAATTAATTATTTTAAAAAACCTGAAATCGAAGAATATGAAAAATGCCAACGATGTCTAAACATCATTAATGAACTTCTTAAACAGTAAATAATACTTTTTACCTAACATAACAACAACAACAAAAATAAACATAAATATGCCTGCTTTTGATGAGATCAATAAAAAAATAAACAACCGAATACAAGAAATAGCTGTACTAATATATAGAAAAGAACATACTAATAGGGAATATGAAGAAATAGCCGAACTAGTATACCCAAAATTAAAATATCACATTTGGAAATTTTGCAAAAACGACTTAGATACAGAAGAAGCTCTTCATTTTACTCTAGTAAAGATATTCAATAACATGGAAAAATACAATCCAGGTTCAGGTAGATTTACCACATGGGCTTTTACAATAGCTAGAAATGAAACTTTGTATTACTTAGATAGAAAATATAAAGATATCCCAAGATACATTGAAATATCTTCCTTATATGAAGACAATAATTATAACGATTCTCTATCGGTAACTGACAAAGTGAATAGTCAAAACGAAGTTACTGAAATCTTTAATAGAACTATAAATGAAATATTTAATTTAGAAGATGAACTTCTAAAGAACATAGCTATTGATAAAATGGTAAACAATACAAAGGTTAAAGAAATAGCTTTAAAATATGATATGCCAGAAAACACAGTAAAGACCAAACTTAGAAAAGCTAGGTTCGAAATAAGAAAATCAGTAATTAAAAAAGATCCAGACGTAAACAGAAAATTATCAGATTCTTTACCTGACTTTAAAATAAAATCAAAATGAAAAATATAATAATAAGCATAAGTCCGATTAATATAATACGTAGAATCATATACATGATTAAAGAATTCTATCTGTTTATATTCTACATAAGAAAGTTAAAGAAAATAGAAAGTGAACTCGTTAGTAATAAAATATTTAAGTACTCTTGGTTTTCTTATGTAAAAGCTATTAATTTGAAAGCAGAAACTCTATCACTAGTTAATAAACCATACGAAGAATTAGAAGAAGATCAAAAAAAAGAACTTGAAAAACTAGAATTAAGCTTTATCAGTAGAGAAATTTCTAAACATAATGATATTTTTATTAAAGCTGACATAATAGAATTAATAAAAACCAAAGCTGTTAGGGTAAAAGATAGCGATTTCTATGGATATATGGTAGAAATATCCTTTAATTGGAAAAACGCTTCATTATATAATTTTCTAAGAACATTTTTTCATATAATATTATGGACATTAATTCTTTTTATGCTTCCTTACAATTTTATCTATGAATACGTGATCTCTTTTTTTAATAAATAAAAATAAATAATATTAATATGAAAATTAAGGAAATTGTTTCTAAATGGATTTGGCAAATACTAACTATTTTATTTGTAATGTTATATTTAGGCAAAGGCTGTACTAGTAAAAAAATATCTAAAGTTAATTCTAAAATAGATAAAACTAATCTTGAATTGATAAACTCAGTAGACTCTTTAACTACTGAAATAGGAAATCTTAAGGGGTCATCTGCTACTAAAAAAGAAGTAACAAATATTATGGAAAGTGTAATGTTAGACTATTTGATATATGAAGATGATTTAGATAAAGGAAAAACAAGCCTATCTGAAATAAAAAATAAGATAGAATTAAATGATTGAATGGATTAAAAATAATAAAATTACGTTAATTAGAAATTCCTTTTTACTACCTATATTACTTGTAGTTATAATGTCTATTAGTCATGTCGTAAGTTGGTATGACATAGGTAATCCTTTATCATGGGCCATTTATCTATCGGTTGCTATAGAAATTTTTGCGCTTGCGTCAGTATCTGCTGCGTCTATTAAGATTAGCAAAGGAAGCATATGGTTTTTGTTTATAATGGTTACATTAATTCAAATCATTGGAAATGTGTTTTATGAGTTTAAGGAAATATCGTTAAATGAATCTGGTTTTCTATCATGGGTTGAATTAGTTTCTCCCTGGTTTGAGGATTGGGAATTACTAGATCATAGGAGACTTTTAGCTCTTATACAGGGCGGTACTTTACCTATAATGTCTCTTACCTCTTTGCATTTCTATATACAATTTAATGAAAACATTCAAGATAAAGACAATTTAATAGACGAAGAATCAAATCTGTCTAAAACAGAAGAATCAGAACCCGATGAAACCACAGATCTAGCGTCTGGCTCCAATTTGCATGCTGAAGTTACAGAAAAAGTTTCATCTAAAAAACAATATGAAGATACTTTATTTGAAACTAGCAATGTATCGGATCCAAACAGATATATAAATAAAACGGATCATGATTTAAAAGTATCTAAAGGTACTCATAAAAAATCAGATGAACGTCCTCAAAAGAATTGGGGAAAATAAAATAGTAACTAATGGGTAACTGTAAAGGAGATTGTGTCAATGGTTTATGTGCATGTTCAACTGTTGCAACTAAGGCTTTACTTACATTAAAGGATAGTTGTTTTGCAATAGGAGATTGTGAAAAAACAATAGGTAAAATATGCTTAGATGATTTTGCATATCCAGTAGATGGAAAACAGTGCATGCAACTTGAAATACCTAAAGCTGAAGTTGGAGCTGAGTGGAATTCGTTAACTTTATTTGATAATAAAATAATACTAGCATCTCCTTCTGAAGATTTAGATCCTAATATTTCTTACGTAAGAGGTATTGTATTAAAAGTAATGTATGAACATGAAGATGAAAATTTAGAAGAAGTGCCTTTGAAATATAAAAAGTCATATATAACTATTACAGATGCATCTGGTAAAGAATCTACGTACCCTTTATATAATTTCTTTAGTATCTTTACTAACCCTGTTACTAATGACCCTTCTGATTTTATAAATAAAATAGTTATTAGTAACCCTAGTACTAGATATAGCTTTAAAGTAGACGCTCTTTTAATCTATACTAAAACAAGTACGTTATAAAAAAATATTAAGTAAATGGTATCTATAGAAAGCGCAACAGAATTAATACAATTAGAACACTATAGTTCAGGAGGAGCAAATGTTGATTATATCCCAACCTGGATAAGCACAGATAAAAGAGGTCACAGTACATCGATTGGCTATTGGCAGATAGGTTCAACAAACCAACAAGGTCTCACATATTCTCCAGTGTACAAGGTTATATTTGCTGATTTATCATTAGTCACTGCGACTCATGTAAAAGTATGGGGAATAAGTAATACCACTGACGATGCCGCTATTTTTCCAATAAACTTTTTTAAAGGATCAGTAGCGCCTAATCATGGTAATCCTGTTCTTGATATTTACTTAAATAAATTTGAATTTACAGACGCAACGGGAAATGTGGTAGTTCCTGGAGGAACTTATTCTATCATAGGCTGTAAGAAAAAGTCAATGCCTATCAGCTATTAAAATAAGATTAATAATATGATAAGCAAATCTGCCTCTGAGTTAATTAGTTTAAACCCAATCCCTGCGAACCAGGGTACTTCTTCTAATTTAGTTATTGCGGAAGTATTATATGATGCAGTAGGTACTGATACTAATTTAGAATGGATAGTTTTATACAACCCAACTAACACAACAGTTGATATATCTAATTATAAAGTTCAAACTGCCGGATCTTCTTTTAATACTCAAAGTATCATATCTTCTAATAATTCAATAAAACCCTATTCTTATTTTTTAATAGCAGAGACTTTAACAGGTTCCGGAATCAATGCAGATTTTGTAACAGGAGCAATGGACTTTCAAAACGGAGGATCCTCAACTGATGGTATTAGAATATTAGATTCATCTGATCAAATAGTAGATACATTATTATATGATTCTCCTAATACTAATAACTTACCTGATAATACTGGAAACCCTGGGACTAGCTTTGCTATTGATGTATCGGCTGGGCGATCTTTAAAAAGAAAAAGTAATTCTTCGGGATATGTAGAAGGACAAGGAAATGGCTATCAAACTGATAAATCTGGAGATGACTTCTTAAGCAACGCTGTTCCTACTCCTAAAAATTCTAATAGTTCTATTGAAAGAATAGATACCATAGATTATATTCCAACATGGATAAGCACGGATAAACGAGGAGAAAGTACTTCAATTGGGTACTGGCAAACGGGATCAACTATACAGCATGGAGTTACTTACTCTCCCGTCTATCGAGTTTCCTTCGATAACATATCCGACTTATCAACTGACGGCATAACGGGTATAAAAATATGGGGAATAAGTAATGAAGGCGAAGATGCTCCAATATTTCCACTAACATACCTTTTAGAGCATCCTATTCTAGATATATATTTAAAACAGCTTCAATTTGTTGATATCAACGGTGAAGGAGTAGATACACGTCAGTTTTACAATATAACTGGATATAAAAAAATAAAACATCCTATTAATTACTAATGGACTTTATATACGAAAATAACATAGTGATGACTGCTGCACAGCACAGAAACTTCTCAAAAGGTTTACCTTTTTACGGAGAAAAGGGAGACTTTAATTTTGTAATGGGTAGAAGCCAGTTTACGCCAGGTATATCTATTAAAATACTTCCTCTTAGCGATCTATCTAGAAACGCAGATGTAGGTGTAACTGATTTTAGACAGTATGTAAATACTATTAATAATATGTTTAAACCGGGAGATAGAATAAGAGGTATTGAGATGAATTCTATGCTAAGCGATAGGAATGAAGATGGAACTCAAGTAGTAGGAAAATTTGATAAGATTAAAGTAGATTATAAAAACGAACAAATTAGAGCTTTTGTAAAAGATCCGTCTACATTAAAGACTAAAGAAGTGTATCCAGATACAATGGAACGTTTAATGGAAAATTCAAAATACACACCTACTTATTCTAGATTAATACCTGATTTCGAATCTTTTATATCTAATATTTAGCCTATTACTTTTTTAATTTGATCAGCGTTTAAAGGAACTGTTGATATTCTTAACGATTCTCTAGGGATTACAAAACTTATATCCGAACCTGCCACTTTTTTCAATTCACTTAAGGGTTTTATAGTATAGATGACACTGCTTCCTAAAGGGTTGTTCATATAGGTTCCCCAATGAATCTTTACCTTATTATTAACTATTTGTATTCTGACTCTTGCTCCTATTTTATAAGAAGGGCTATTTAGAACGATAGATTTTGGAACTATATTAATCACTGCTTCTTTATCATTCAAGGAAATAGTATAGTTTGCTACAAATTTAGCATTTACATTAATACTTAATGATGCTCCATCGAATACACCGTCCGGTATAGAACATGAAATTTTAAAATTAGCTTCTCCTTTTACGTTTTTTTCTCCAAAGGATAAAAGCTTAGCCTTTGTTAAAATAGCTTTATAATCTATATTTAGATAACCAGCGTCGAAGCCTGCCACGTTTACTTTCTTACTATGTCTATTACTAACAACAGTTTTAGGAGTTTTTTTACTTAATAATATATTAGTATTGTTTTTAACAGATTCCATTAGCCCAGGATTGTTTTGTAAATATCTACCAACATCGGATGGTTTAAAGTTACTAAAATTAGGATCTGCCATTGGAAAATGTTTCAATATAACATCTCTTTTACCCATCTTAGATAATTCTCCTGAATCTACTGTATCTCCTCTTTTTAAAAACTTAATACAATTTGTTTTCCAAGCATTAGAAAGCGGTTTACTTTCTTCAAATATTTTTCTAATATATTTCATGTAATGTATATGTTTATATATCTTAGCAAAAACTTTACCTAATCATTTTTGTATAATATCTTTATAGATAATAAAAAAACGCTTAAATATGAACAATCAAGATGAAGCATTTAAAGATGCGTTAAATCACATTGAATCTAATAGTGAAATAGAATATGATAAATCTGAAGAACAAACAGAAGAACAAACAGAAGAACCTAAGAAGAAAACTAGTTTAGGAAAAGCTTCTACTTCAAAAACCGTGGATACAATGGCTAATGAATCTGGTTGGAAATTAGTGGCTCTTAATACGCTACCTTCTAACGGTTTATTATACGACGATAATATTGAAATTTTAATAAAATCAGCCAAAACAAAAGAAATACGTCATTGGTCTACTATAGATGAATATGATCCAATAGATGTTTCCGATAAAATAGCATTTATAACAGACTCTTGTTGTAGATTAAACGTAAAAGGTGTAATTAAAAATTTAAACTCTAATGACATATTAGAGATTGATAAATATCAAATATTATTTAAAATACACAGGTTGACTTTTCCAAATAACGAAAACACTTTAAAAGCAAATATTAAATGTTCAAATAAAAAGTGTGGTCATGTTAATCATGTTCCAGTAAGCGACACTAACCTTAAAGGGTTTGATTTTCCAGAAGAGTTAATGGAATGGTACTCTCAAGAAGAAAAATGTTTTGTAATTGCTTCTGAAAAATTAATGGAAACATTTAAAATATATCTTCCAACTATTGGAACTACTAAAATAATGAATGATTACAATGCTCTCTGTAAAAGAAGAGGTATAGGTGAGGATAAAGCATTTAATAAAATAGCCCCGTACCTTGTACCTAATTGGAGAGAATTTGGAGCAAACGACCTTATAGACTTAAGAAGTCAAGCTTCTAGATGGCATGAAAATAAATTTATTTTTTTACATAAAGCATGCGAAATGCTTGAAAAAAATTCAAAGAATAAAGTCTTAGGAATTTGTGAAAAATGTAGTACTAAAATGGCTTCTTCAATTTTTTTGGGAGGAAGCTTCACTGCAAAAGATATTTTCATTGTTTCAACTAGACTTAGAGATCTTATTTGATATAAACATGGAATTAGCGGTGAAGCTTAACCAAAGCTTTGATACCCTTTATGAATTAGACTTTTTAGAATATTCTATGCTAGTCGCTTCTATAAAAAGAAAAATTATAAAGAAAAACGAAGAAAATGCCAAAGCTACTGATACTATACATTTTGACAATAGTAAACCTACTAAACTTGGAATACCCGATAATCTAAAACAAGGTAGATAAATAATAAAAACACGCGTAGTGCAATGGCTTCCGAATATTTAAACTCATTTATCTCTTTATACAAGGAAAAGGCGCAATTATCACTGGATAAAGCAGCTAAAAACCTTGAAAAAAGACAGGGCCAACTTGAATCATTTAATGCGCTGAGACCTCCTCTTTTAGAAGAGCTCAAAACTCTTGGTTTTCTAGAAGACTTCGAAAGACTTTTTCCAGAAAATGGCGAAGGTCCAATCTTTTCTCAAGCTGATATAATGACTTATTCTAGTATGCTTGAATCTGTAGATGATTCAAAGCAACTTAAAGCATTTAATAAGATAGATAGGGCACCTAGCAGGTTAAAAGTAGCAGAGGAATATTTAGAATATGCAGAAGCTGATTTATATGTTAGAGATCCTGAAGAGTATTTAGGTGAACTTTATATGGCACTAATGAGTAGACTTTCTAAAGCATCTAGCTTAGGTGCAGGTGCTATAAAAGCTTTTGAAGATCAGGACACATATGATGAGTTAATAGAGTATGCCGCTGTTGAAGTAGATGGGCCTAGCGGGCTTAAAACTAATCCCATTACGTTTGCGGTTTTAAAAGAGATGGTAGACGGCAAGGTTTCAGAAGATGCCGAATCATCTGAAAGCGATGATTCAGAAGAAACTTCTCCCATAAATAAAGAAACTGAGGATAAAACCCAAGAAGAAGAATCTTCTGAGTTAGCTGAGCCCATCGAACAGGATGAAGACTTTTCTGAAATAGAAGTAGAAACATCAAATGCTTTAGAAATTCCAGAAAAAGATCCGTTAGCTTCTCTTTCAATAAATAAAGAAGTTGAAGAAGAACCGGCTGAACCGGAAGAAGAAACAACAGCAACATCAACTGTAAACACAGTTAGCGAAAGTAAAGATGAAATAGAAAAACCTAATGTTACCGAAGACACTATTTCTATTGAATCTAATCAGGATATTTTAGATGAAGAGTCTTCTAGTGAAAATGATATTCAAGATAACCAATCAGCTAGTGTAGTAAATAATATAACTAACACGAGTGAAAGTGTTAACGATAATACATCTACTGAAAACAACAATTCTATAAATAACCAGGTAGCTGGTTCTAAAGGTGTTGCCAATAGCGGTGGTAAAAAAAGCCAAGGTGATAGTTTTATAACAAGCTTTTTAAGTAGCATGACGGGTTTAAGTACAGATGAACTTAACACTTTAACAAACAGTTCGCAAGAATCTACTATAAATAATGTCAATAATACTGGAGATATTAGTAATCAAGCCAATACACAACTTGGAGATGCTCTAGGGGACGTTAGTACTGATCTTAATGTAACTAATATAAGTCAAATAAATGATATACCTGGTGTACCCTCAGGCCTGTCTAAAGGCTTAGATAAAGTTAAAAATGTGACTAATGACTTACAGACTAGTTCTAACTTTAGTTCTTTTGAAAAATCTTCTTTAATAAAACCTGATCCTATAACAAAAAAGGATATAGATTCTGTTGGAAAAAACATATCAGATGATTTTTCTTCTACTATGGAAGCAACAACTACTTCTCAAGAAAACAATATGCCAGAATCTTCTTATTCAGGCGATATTTCTTCTTCTAGTTCAAGCGAATCTCCTGTTTCACAAAGCGGTTCTAAAAATGAAAAACAAGGCAGCGTAAGTGTAAATAACGATACTGCTGCATTAGAAAAAAGACTTAAAAACATTGAAATATTACTAATGGGACCCTTAGAGGTTAAAATTAAAAATTAAAATGAAAGATTTAAAAATAGAATTAAGCACATTATTAAAAGAATACTCAGAAGTTCATCATGGTTTAAATGTTCTTGAAAAACAAATAGTCCAACAGATGTCTATACATAATGATTTGAAAAATAAATTAGATTCAATTCGAGAAAGAGAAAAACAAATAATAAATAATATAGAGCAAGAAACTGGAGAAAAACTAAATATAACAGATTATATATGATAAATATAATGAACATATTAGGTAGTGTAATAAAATTCATAACCGATCCTAAAAATACAAGAATGTTGTTGTTGGGGTCAATAGTTATATTAATACTATTATTATTTAGACAATGTGGTAAAACCAGCGAGGCAAAAATAGAAACAAAGAAAGTTAAAGAGCAAGTTGTCAGGGTAAAGAACAATTATGAAGCGTCTAATGATTCTATAAAAACTTATGCCTTAGATAATAAAACAATGAGGTCTGAAAAACAGGGTTATGAATTGACAATAAGTGAACTTAAGACAGAATATAATAGTTTACTAGGAAAATTAACAATTGAAAAAAATAAACTGCCAAAGGTAATTATTAAAACAGAATATGTAGTTAAAGAAATTTTAACACAAGTACCTGTATTAGTAATAGCTGATAGTTCTGGAAATAAATTATCCTTTTTAGATAGTTTGAATCATAGTAAAAATAATTACAGAATATTATCAGGTATTATTCCATTTACAGTAGACACCACTGATACTATTCCTAAAGTTATTCCAGGTATGGGTAATTTTTCTTTAGAATTAGCTATGAATTTAGATTTAGCACTAGTTAAAGATAGAGAAACTAAAAAGATAAATATACTAGTAGATACAGATTACCCAGGAGTTAGTTTTACTCAAATAGAAGGAGCTAGCATATTGGATAATCCTAAGAATAAAAAAGCATTAAGAGAACTTAGAAAAAATTGGAGTCTAGGCTTTCAAGTTGGGTATGGCATAAGTGTAAGTGGTAATAATATATCTACTTCACCATACTTCGGATTGGGCTTAAATTATTCTCCTAAATTTTTGCAATGGTAAAAAACATTAAACATTAAATGAGAGAAAGTAGATTTGTAAACTTAACCAATTATTGCATAGTTGAGTATATGCTAGAAGACCTAGGATCTTTAGACTATACAAATGATGATTTTAAATTGTTACAAAACGATCATATAGATGCTCATCAGATATTCAACAACGATGGTTCGTTTAGTGAAACTAGGAATATACAAGATATAACCGTTACTTCAATAGATGGAAACAGGTATGTATACTTAGATAGTGAAAAGGTTCCTAATTATATAGACTACGATGATAAAATAACTGAAACCACTATATCAGGAAATAATGTAACTTTAGACAAAGTAAGATTTCATTTTATTTCTGGGTTTGATTTTGATAGTTTTAGAGCACTTGTTCTTAGTGTAAGAAATATAGAAAATGATCAAAAAACAAATATATTCGCAAACATTCTTTTTAGTAAAGATACTGAATCAACTATACTTTCATTTAATCCGAAACCATTGTACATAACCAATGCCATGTACGATAGATACATAGACGTATATGTTCCTTCTATAAAAAATATAAATGAAGAATTTGACACTTCTCCTACTCCAGCTTCTACTTTTGCAGCAGATATTACTCCTAACAATGGTTCATATACAGGTTTTATAACAAATAATCCTATTATAGTATCTTTAGATGAATGTGGAACTCAAGATAAATTAGATACACCAGTTGGCGTAGAATATGATACTTTTGAAATTACAGAACATTACGAAGCGGTTGTATCTCAAAGTAATGAGTTTGATTCAGTAGGAGCATATGTACAAGAATCTAGTCAAGGTGACTTTATTGAATTCTTTTTAACATACAATGGAGGTTTTCCAGAAGAATTAATATCTATATTAAATAGAAGGAACCCATTGAATGACTATATCATAGCACATGAACTAACTATTTTTGAACAAATAGGATCTTCCTTTGTTGAAAGCTCAAGATTAGCCTTTTTTCAAGATAAAGATTATGATGAACCTAATTTGTTTAGGCCGGTCTTAAAAAATGCGAATACTGCAATAACAATGTCAATTGATTATATTGTTAGACTTATTAATAGATTAAATGGAGATCAAGTTATTAGAGAAGGTTCTTTGATAGTAACTTCACCTAAGAAATATGGAAAAACACTTCTAAAGTTAGAATTGGAAGATAAGCCTCAATCTCAAAATATAATAAATAAAATATATAAAAATAATTTTGAAGCAACTGAATTATTCATAGACCCTGCTCAAAACGTAACTAAGTCTATAGGTAGTATAGTTACATCATCTACCATGTCTAGTTCAACTCAATATGTTCCAATCTTTTTTACTAAGTCAAACATATCAGTCTCAAAGAAAAGCTCAATTGTCAAAGAAAATAACGATCAAGATGAGGTTGTATTTAAAGATGGCAAATTAAAATTTGTAATATCTCCATTCGATAATTATTTAAAGTTTAAATTTTACACTGAAGTTAAAAATAAAACAACGGCATTGGATTTAAATATAGGCGATGCCATTTATCGAGCTGTTTTTCAAACGTCTAGCGGAAAAATAAAAATAGACAACTTAAACGATCAGTCTAAAGAAAATTTATCATCTGGTGAAATTGTGTTTAATATACCCACTGAAAGTAGCGAAAGTATATTACAATCAACTGATAAAAGTTTTTATATAACATCGGTTGCTAAAGACGGAACAGAAACACTGATGTACAATGGAGAATGGAGGAAGACATCTGAACAATCTGATGTAGATGCAGCTATTGCTGAGGCTAAAGCGGAGGCTGAAGCTCAGAATAAAACTACTTCTAAAATAAATGAAATAGTAGACAAATATAAAGGGCTAGCTGAAAAGCAAGCTAGAAAAAGACCTCGCCTTGTATCTAAAAAAGCTAGAATACCAGGATATGTAAATAGAAAAGAATCTAAATCCGTATCTACTGTTAATACGTTTGGTGTGAAAGACTCCACTAAAATAACAACAAATAGAAATAATAGCTAACTAATACTCTAAAATTGTAGAATTTAAATACATATTTTAAGATAAATAAAAAAAAATAATTATCTAATAGATGAAGACTTTTATAAATAAAACACTTGACACGTTATCTAATAGTGACGTTTCTAATAATTCATTAGTAAAAATACTAACTGAATCCACTAAAAATGCTTTGAAAGCAAATACTGGTGTATCTTCGACATATAACTCACTAAAAAGTGGATTGGTTGAACTAAACAACCATTTACAAAATGAAACTATAATAAATATACTAGAACAGTTTGAAAAATTTGAATATTCAGATAGTAATTTAATAGACGAGATGAATAAAGAAGCTAATCTTTTATCTGAATTAAATAACATCAAAGAAAGCAATTCTTATTCTAATCCAGTAGTTCTCCAAAGAGTAATAGTTTTAGAAGAATCATTACGTAATAATCCTGAATTTGTGTTATATGGAAAATTTGTAGATTCATTTAAAGAATTTAATTACGACAGTGTAGTTAAAGAGTCAGTTGATAGGATATTAAACTACATCAATAATAATACTGAAAAATTAATGGTATTAGATTCTATAAATTCAATGAAAAGCGCTAAAGGCTATGAAAAAGATATAGAAGGCCTTAGTAAAATGTTAATTTCAGAATCTTATTCAAGCGAGGCTATTAAACATAGATTAAATGGAGAATTGCCTATTCTTAAGAATCTTTATACTAGATTATCAGTAGTTGAGTCTAGAAATTCTTCTTCTTTTACTTTAGGACAAGGCGGAGCTACATGTACTATTGATAATACAATCACTCCTACTTTAAAAACCGGTAAGAATACAGTATTAAGTTTTATAGATAACAAGTTTATAGCAATTAGTACTAAGGACTTGAATAAAGGATCTTTATTATCTGAATCTGAATCTTCCAAATTGTATGAAATGGATTCTAATTATGTTAAAGAAAAATATAACTCGTATTACACGCTATGTGAATCTTTTTATAAATTAGGATTTGTTAAATCTCAACATGGTATTAAATCAACATCCCTTAGGAATCTAGTATTAGAGTTTAGATCAGATGAATTTGGAAAATTAGATATATACATAAATGAAAGTTTAATTAAAGAGCCTTCTAAATTTAATTTTAGTGAAATACTTACTTTAGAAAGCAACACTGTTAAAACAGACGTTAGTAAAGTTTTAAATGAAACATCTAGTATTTTTAATTTAGAATTTGCGAAAACTTTAACAAATGACCATACCGGAAAAAAAGTAATGGTAATAGAATTAGAAGGAGATTATCATATCTGTGAAATGTTGAATCAAGTAGAAAGAGTTTGGAAGAATGATATAAACGAATACAAATTACATAATTATATTTTAGAAAACTTTAATTATGATATTAGCTCTATTTTTCAAGTTAAGATTGATGAACAAACTGCATCTATTGCCGCTCTAGATTCAAGAAAGTCTGAAATAGAAACAAATATCACTAAGTTAGAAAATGAAGTAACTAAAATAAATACAAACTTAGAATCAGGAGATATAGACTCCAAGTTTTTCAGCCAACTAGAAGATATTAAAGAACAATTAGAAATTAAAATAAACTCGTTAAGAGAGGAATTTGTAGAAAAAGATCTTAAAAAAAAAGAAATAGCTTAATACGCGAAAGCTTTGATGGAAATTATAAGAATACCCGCTCCTATAAAATAGGTCAGCGGGTTTCTATTAAGGAAAAAATAGGAACTATAATAGGTATAAACACCGCTATCAACGAGTATCAAATAATGATAAATGGAATATCTAAGTCATATAAAGCAGACGATATATCAGAAATCAAACAACTTAAAAAGAAAAGAATTAATACTAAACTTAAAAAGAAGATTAAAAAGAAATCTTTTCTAGGTAAAGCCAAATAATAAATATATTTTTAAATTTTAAAATCCATTAGGTCATTTAGTGAACTTAATGGATTTTTTTAGTATAATATATTAGAATAATCTTAAACTTAACCGCAATGCGCAGTATAATAAAATGGATGGATTTAAAAGTAGGCTGGTTTTTTGTAAATGGAAGAAAACAAAAACACTGGATAAAATACCTTAAAAACAAATATCCAAATGAATTTAAAAAGTCTAATCATGAATAAAAATAAAAAATCTATTTCTCAAGAAGCTCACTCTATAGTAAATGAAAGAGATGAGGAAAAAGAAAGAATGTATGGACCCTTTAGCGAAGGTATGGATAGAGCAGCTAGTATATTCAACGGAATGTCTGGTTTAAACATATCAGGTAAAGAAATGTTTATAGCAATGATAGCTTTAAAGTTTTCAAGAGAGTCTTATAACCATAAAAAAGATAACTTATTAGATGCTATATCTTACATACAGGGGTTAGAAAACTATATGAATGAAAGAAAAGATTAAATACAAAACAAAAATTTAAAAATAAAATATGAAAAAGATAGCTATAATATTAGGCAGAGGAGTAGAAGGCTGTGGCGTAACAAGATGTGCTGTAGAATTTCAAAAAGCAACACCTAATACTAAAATATTTGCAACTTTAGATAAGAAATGGGCTCGTAGAGACACTATGGTCTTTGATAAAGATGAGTTTACTTGTGGAAAATCTGAAGAAATGACCAGAGTTTTGGATGAAGTAAATGAAAACTTTGATATGGTTCTTGTCTATTCTGTTCCTTCTAAAAAGCATCCAGAAGATTGTCAAATCAACTTTGTTAAGCTTGTACAAGGTATTACTTTACCCAAAGCTATTGTTCAATTAGATCATAAAATGCAATCTCTAAGTAGAAATGGTAAATTTGATGAAATATGTAATAGTGTAGATGTATTGATGACTCATTCATTAGAATCAGACTTTACTAGATGGGCTAAAAGAGAGAATGTAAATACTCCTTTCAAGAAAATGGCGTTAGGTTTTACATATGATGATCATCGTGAAAAATATTGGTTGCCTATAGACGAACAGGATCATAAAACAGTTAGATGGATAGGTAGACTATCAGGTTGGAAAGGTCCTAATTTAATGATGGATTTCCATGCTCAACAATTGATGGAAGAAAATTACATAACTATTCTTGAAGGATTAGAAGCAAGCATAGGATGGGCAGGTATCTTATATGAAAAAGGAGATAATAAAAATGGAAAGCCTTTCTATAAAGATCATGAAATAGTAAATCATTTTAGACCTAGAAAAGAATTAAATGAGGTAAAATTTACAGAAGATTTACATGGAAAAGAAACTCCTGGATCAGGTTCTTATTTGTATCCACCTTACACTAACGTAGACTGTATGGAAAGAATGGCTAAAAGTGCTTTTGGTTCTGATCTATATCACTTAAAGGCTCATATGTATGGTAATAATATAGAAAACTGTCACGCCGAAGTTGTTGCTTCAGGTACCATTCCTATTTTTCATAAACACTTTTGTGATAATGTAATTCATAGAATAACAGGTAATCCTGTGACTAAGGATTCCCATAGCGGAACTATTGGTTTAGATCATACTAACTTTGAAGAAACTAAAAAATTAATGGTCAAATTGTCAAATGACCCAGTAATGAGAGACGAATGGAGAGAAATGGCATTTACATATTGGAAAAAGCATTCAAATGCCGATATATGTACAAATGAAATAATTACAAATTTAGAAAATATAATTATTGAGAACGGAAAGATAGGTGCACAAGCATCATCTAATGCAATAGTAGATGATAATCAATTGAGTATTTTCGATGAAATAGAAGATACACCTGAAGTAAAGGAAAAACCAAAGGAGACAACACAAGACGAACTTAGAAAAACAGATAATGATAGTGCAGACTATGAGTCATTAATGAATCAATTAAAAAACATATAATATATGAATACTCAGTTAGGAAAATTAGTAAAGAAATACGACACCATTCAAATAACAGATAAGTTTAAAAAAAGAGAATTCGTAATAGAACTTTCATCTAAAGGATATTCTGGAGCCAATGAATATTTAAAATTCTCTTTGGTTCAAGAAGGGTGTTCTAAAATAGATTCATTTGAAATAAATGATAATTTAAATGTTTCATATGAAGTAAAAGCTAGGGAATGGGTTAATCCTGAAAACGAAACAGTTTATATCAATGATGTTAGAGCAATATCAGTCAAGATAAATACTGAGGAAGTAAAAGAACCTATTGACATGACAGGCGATGGCTCAGACCTACCCTTTTAAATAGTACGTAAACATAAGCTATATTTTGTAGATATATAAAAAAAAGAAACATCTATAAATAATGGATTTATCAATACAATATGAAAATGATTTAAGATCTAAAGAAGGTTTAATGATCTTAGAAGCTTTAAAAAACAAAATGCATGTTTTAGAAGAAGCTTTAGATTTCGATAATCTAATACCTGATATACGATCTTTAACCGAAAAAGAATTTTTTCAAAGCCCTCTACTTAGAAGAGAAGTGGCAGTTATAAATGAACAGGCCGAAGCCGCTATTGCTTCCGATGCTTCGGCAATCGATAGTGTAGTAGATGGAGCAGGTATCCTACCGGCCCCGGATGGAGGTATATTAGGCATGTTGAAAAGTCTATTAAGTTCATTAACAGAAGGAGGTTCGCCTATTGGAATACTTCAGTTGGTTTTAGATTTCATAGGTATTGTTGGAGATGCTTTTTTAGTAGTAGGTATTCCTCTTGGGATGGCTGCCGATTTAATAAACGGTATCATATACATGTTCAGAGGAAAGTACATATTAGGTTTGATATCTTTGATTGCAATGATTCCTTTTGGAGGAGACGTTGCAAAAGGCTTTAAAGGTGTGGCTCATAATTTTTCAAAACCATTTTCAAAAATAGCAACAAAAGGAGCTGGTAAAACAATAGCAAAAGAGTCAGCTGAGGTTTTAATGAAACAGGAAGGAAAAACATTCAGTAAAAGTAAAAGGTTTCTAGAATTTATCAAGAAATCAGCTGCCAAAATAGCAGCTTCTATAACTGGTGTAATTTCTTTTCTATTGAAAGACGTTGTAGGTAAAGCAGTTGGTTGGGTTCCTTTTATCGGAAAACCTTTACGAAAGTTTTTGACTAAAATAGCTGACATGGCAAAAAACGTAGCTGACAACTTATTAGTATTCGCTAAAGAAGTAGATAAACCTATAGCTCAAGCTATTTCTAAAAAGGCAGCTAAGAATTTTAAGTTAATGGAAGAAACTTTACAAGCAGGTGGAAAAGTTGTTAAAAAAGGAGATAAGTTAATAATTAAAAAAGGAGGAAAGGTAATTAAAGAAATACCAATAGCAGATTTATCTACGTTTTCTAATATATCTGCAAAATTTCCAAATGGGCCAATGAAGTCCGTTCTAAAAAATTCAGATGATTTAGCTACGTACTACACGTTTATATCTAAAAGAGGAGGGCAGGCTAGAAAATTCCTAAAGAAGAATTCTGGTGTTGTTATAATGAGAGGGCTTGTTCTCGGTAAATTCAGTTCTTTCATAGCTAAACAAATAATTAAATTACTAGGATCTTCAGCTGATGCTCTCTCGGATTTCGAAAAAGAAGGCATAGAAGATCTCATATCTACTCAAGAACTAAATGACAGAATGGAAGAACATTCGTCTAATGAAAGGAAAAGAAAAGGTTCAGTTATAGACGTACCTTATATAGATCAACAGTTAAAGGATAGGCCTGAAACTGAATTAAAAGAAGACGAGTTAGTGTACGATTTACAAAGACATTTAAATTACAACGCTGAACGAATGGGTCTTCCTAGTTTTCCTGCATATGTATATGCTAGAGCTAAAGAAGAAAATGAAAGGGAAATTCAAGAATTATACACTAATCATCAAATATCAGATGAAAAGTATAATGAAATAATGGGAATACAAGGATCAGGTTCTTCTGCTTTAGAAAGCATTTCTTATTCAAATAAACTAAAGTACATTAAGCCTTTTCATACATAAGCTTTACTAAGCCATTTCTGAATAGACAGTGTTTGCGAAATTTGCTCTTTTATCCAAGGCTCTTTCAGATTGATCAGCAGGTCTTTCATATTTAGTTAAAAAATAATTAGTTGCGTTTCTAACATCAGATTGCGATTTTAGCGTAGAGAATTTACTGCTGTTTTTAGATATCCAATGTTTCAAATATTCATAATTTAATTCATCTGTCATCGGTTGGGTATTTAGATCTACTCCTTTTTTCTTAGCAAACGCTATTAAGTCAGTCTTTAAACTAGGATGAGTATATTGAGCCCATCCGTAACCTCCATTATTTGCTTGAGGAAGAGTTCCTCTTTTTACGCCGGATCCTTGTATTCTATCCGGTATTAGTCCGCTTTCTGCCCATAAATTTCCAACCACACCTGCTGCAACTTCTTTAGTAACATTTAAGTCTTTTACTAAAGCATTGGCTATAGCCGCTCCTTTAATTGTTTTTTCTCTATCGTTCATTGGAATAGACTTAACGCTCGATAATGTAGAATTTACATTAGCAGTTAGTGTATTTGCTTCAGGACTAGGTGTCTGCGTTTTATTAGGTGCCGCATCTTTAAATGCGATTTGTAATTCTTTAAAATCCTTAGGCTCCATTTTAATAATATCAGCTGTTCCTAAAGCCTCTATTGCGCTTGAATTAAAGGCTTTTAGATAAAAAACGTTTAATTCTTTGTTATAAATTATATCAACTTCAGGTTTAGAACTAACTATGTTCTTGATATCAGCCGTGTTAGATGGTCCAGTCCCATCTATTGGACTGGTTTTTACTCTACCATCTCTGTAATAATCGGCTAATTTTGTATCATTTGCTCTTTTAGCATCTCGTATTCTCTTAAATATGTTCCTTTCAAGAATCAAATCAGAAAATTTACTAGCCGTTCCTGTATTCTCTATAATAGCTCGTTTTATTACGAGGTCTGGATCCTTTGAAACATTGGTAGCATCAACTGTTATTATTTTATTTGGAAATAAACCCGGCATTATCACTTTGATAGGTTTATTAACCATTTTTTGCACTGGGCTTGTATAATTATCTAATCCTATGTCAATTTGTCTATTTCCACCTGATGTTAACTTATCTTTAAATTTACTATCCTTAGTCATTAAAGTGTATAAATCTTTGTCTATGATAGAATCAGCTTTCATGTTATTTTTTAATTTCCAATCATTAACTGCATCAGTTGTTTTAGTACCTATCTCACCATCGACTCCATCCTTATTAGGTCCAAAGGTGCCTAAATCGTAGTTTAATTTTATTAAGACTAATTGTATCTTTTTAATATCGTTTTTAGAAAGACCTCCGATGTATTCTTCACTAGAATAATCAGTAGGAGCATCTGCAACAACAGTAGATATTGTCTTTTCAAATTTTTCACTTCTATGTCCTTTAAAATAATCTATGAAACCTATTAAACTTCCCTGTGAAAGTTTTCTGGTATTTCTACCTACACGATGACCTTCTCCTGAAAGTTTATCGTTTGTATTTCCTTCTATTGTGGTAAAAGTTTTATTTTTTGAGTCCACCGCGGTTACTATACCAGTATGACCTCCGCCATCTCTGCTTTGAATAAAAACCTGTCCAGGTTTTACTAAACCAGGGTTATTTCTAGCCTTAGCAATGGGTATTTTTAAAGAAGAATCTGCCTTATTCCAGTGTTTCATTACACCGGCTGTTTTAATAACTGGATTTTTTAATCCTAGTTTTTTACAAAAATCATCAAACATTGCGTAAACAAAAGCAGCACACCATGGATAACCATTCTTTCCTTTTTTTCTATTGTTCAATCCTACTAAATCAAAATATCTGTCTATTTCAGGGCTTCTATTTGATCCGGCCGGTATTTCTCTTACATTTACATTTTGTGCGAGAGTATCTGCATACGGAACAGCCATTTGATCTGGTTTTCCTTCAATTGAGTCTTCGTTTAATATGTCCTTAAAAGATTTCATAATATTATAGTTATTTATTTGTTCAGGTGACGATCTAAAACTATTAACTGCCACTTACTTATTTTTGGATAGGCCTCATCTGCACTTAAGAAACCTGCCCAATCTATTTCTTCTTTTTGTAAGTTATCATTTGATATTCTTAAACTCGTCATTCCTATTTCAGACAGACTTGTTACTTCATGTAAAAAATAAATAAGTTGCTTTTCTATATCTCCTTTTTTATTATAGGTGTTACATACATATGGCTCAGATCTAGATAGAATAGAAGGATTCAGTGATATTCCAGTTTCCTCTTTCAATTCTCTAATTGCTCCTGTTAAAACATCTTCTCCAGTTTCTACTTTTCCTTTAGGTATGCCTAACGTTCTTTTTTGCCAGCTCGCGTTTGTTGGGTGAACTAATAATATTTTATTTTCATATATTATACACACGCCCGCTACCTTTTTTTCTAATGAATCAATGACATCTTTCCATTCTTCGTTCAATATAGATTTTAAATTTTTGAAGGTTTTCACTTTTTAGATTTACTTTTTTTAACGTTTGCCCATGGTTTACTAGGTGTTGCTTTATTTACTCTAGCCATTGCCCATCCATGTGCAGTCATGCCTGGTCTTGACCCAGAACTGTAAAATGCTCCAAGGCCCTTAATGTACTCTGCTCTTAAACTACCAAAGGTATATCCTTTTTTATTTGCGACTTTTCTTATTTTTGCTTCAGTTGCTTTACTTAAAGTCTTTTTCTTTTTCTTTGCTTTTTTAGCTTCATTAATAGGTTCAGTGTCTTTATTTCTTATACAAAGTTCTCCTAATACTTCTATTTTACCTACTATTTCTTGAAATTTCTTTTGGGTAATGTTCATATCTTTAGAAGTAGCTTCTATTAGTTCGTTCAATAATTCATCATATTCATCTTTAAAATCTGACATATCAAATTTTCCACTAGCTGCTTTTTTATAATATGGAAGTTTAACTTTAAAATGATCATATGAAAGCATTGAAAGGCCTCCTTTTTCTTTAGAGCTATCCACTGTGCTTTTTGCTCCGTCTCCTCTTTTTTCAGCGAATTCTTTTAAATCCACCTTAGGGTCTATTGTTTCATTTGTTCTCTCTTCAGCTTCCATCTCATCTCTAAGTTTATAAGCTTTTTTCTTATCGGCTTCAGATCCCTTTAATAGTTTCTTAGCTTTATTTAATTTAGCATCCCTGGAGCTTCCTTTAGGGGCCTTGTATTCAGTTGGGTGTGCTTCTTTTAAGTACTCATTATAATCTTTAATTCGTTCCATATCTTTAATCTTTATCTTTTTTTAATAAAATCAAGACTTTATCTCTAACTTTTTCCATCTTTTTAGCATATGCTGGATCTGACTTTTTATTAAAGTTTATTTGTTGATTAAGACTTCCGGTTATTTTTCTCATGTCACCTTTTCTTGTTTTAATCAACCATTCAGCTAATGCTTTTATTCCTAGTTTTTTAAATTTTCCATTGGCATCCGGAGCATCAGAATGATGAAATTCTAGTTTTTTTTTCTCATTTACTTTTATAAAATCGTTAAAGCCAACTACTACACTTTCAGATGCCATAAAATCAAAATCTAAATTTTTTGAAATACTATCAGTTTGCATATCATTATTTGGTACAGGAACCTCCTTTGTTGTATTCATAATAAAATCAAATACTTGATCCATATTTTCTTTAGCTACCGATACATGATCATCTGCCCAATCATGGCCTTGTTGTAATATATCATCTAACATATCAGGATCCATTTGATAAAGCAAAGTTGCTTGTCTCATTATTTGTTGCAAATTCTTAAAAAACATATAGTTTTTTTGTTTATGATGTCCCATTATAATTCTTTTTTATTTTATATATCGCGATTCCTGTTCCTTTTATGACCCTATGCCACTTTCCATTTGGAATTTTGATAGTTTGCCCAGGATCTATATTCTTTGGTAATTCATTCTCTAATTGAATTTGCCAATTGTTCTTGTTAAGGGATTCTATTTCCCTGTCTTCTAAATCCCTATGCCACATAAAATCCTCTGAATCGGTAGATTCTTTAAACGTTCTAATGACTACGTCATTGTCGATTTCATGCTCAATATATGGGTCAGTGTTTACCAATATCCTGGATACGTTTTTCCTCCCCAAAGATGAGCATATTTGTTAATTCTACAGGACCAATATCCAGCTGTTGTTTTATCTTTCTTTAAGTGACATTTATGTCTTGCAGCAAAACTCTTTCTAGCTTTAGGGTTACTTACTTTCGCTTTTAAACCTGTGGTATCACCTATTTGTAACATCTTAACATTTCCAGTCTTAGGATTTTTAACATATACTTTGAACTTTTTGGATCCTCCTCTAGTAGGATAGTTAAGTTTAACTTCTCGTCCTTTATATTTTGCTTCATTTAAAATAAAATCTTCAAGTGGTAAGTCAAGTGGAACCACAACTCCTTCATAGATTCCTGTTCTACCTAGATCTGTTGTATCAAAAAGAAAAGCATCATCTCCGCTCAGTTGTAATTCTCCTGATTTATATAATGATCTAGCTTCATTAAGAAGTTCTATGTGAGAAACACTGCCTGGTCTAAATACTGTCTCTACTATAGATATTGAATTAGATATGTGATATTGTAGATTTTCAGATATCAAAGAGCTACCTATATATTGACTAAATGATTTGATTCTATTTTTCATAATTGTTTTTTCGTATAGCTTTATTTTTAATATTTCGTTTATATTCAGACTTTTTAGTATACGTCATCCTATCTCGTAGTTGTTTTAAAACTTGAGTATCTCTATTTTTCTTTTTATACTTCTTTAAAGCATATTCTATTTTTCCATCAATGACTTTAATTATCAGCATCTATATCTTTTATTTTATTTTTAAACCATGTAGGTATCTTATATCCATAGTGATGTTCATATACTTTTACATACAATTGATATGATTGTTTTTCATTAAAAGATTTACATTTCTTTATTTTATTTAAATAATATCTTCCATCAGTAGACTCGTATATACTAAGATAGTAGGCATTGAAACCGTGACTTTCAGATACTTTATTAGTTATGTTTTCAATAGCCTTTTTTAAATTACCTAAATTATTTTTTTCGTAAAGCTTATCGTTTATTTTTTCATAAACTGAAACAAGTTCATTATTGAACATCAACGCTTCATACTTAGTTTTAGGTATTATTTTTTCTTGAAATTTACTATAATCATTTTCCGACTTATTGAATTTGTATAATGAATTATATGTAGTGGATCTACTTTTACTAGAAGCTACTATAGGAAATTTTAATCTTTTTACATTATTTCTGTTGTTAACTGCTTTAGGTATAAAAGATTCTCCTATATGTTTCTTAATGTAATTACTACCCTTTTTAAAATTAAATGAATTATATACATTAGAAACATTAGACTCGTTTAAATTAGATATTTTAAAATCATTACATATTAATACAGGCATATCAGCTGCTTCCTGTACTGAATTTATTTTTATAAAAGGAGACGTATAATTAAAGTTTCCTTCTTTCAAAATGTGTATTTTATTGACAATATCTTTGTCGTTTCCATTTATATATTGTTCATATTCATTAAATGATCTAATATTCATTTTACAAGTAAAGGCTATTTTTTTTATTTATTTGTCATATATATAAAATAAAATACATTTCACTACATGAAGACTATTAAAAGCTTTAGTGATTTTGACAAATCATCTAATCACGTAGACGAACAACTTTTTAAAAAGGCTCGTGAAAAAAGAAAAGAAAAAAAGGCTTTAAAGAAAGCCGGCTCTTCGTTAGGGCAAGGTAGCGATAAGATAACAGGAGTAAGAGGAAAGGAAGTATATAGAGATGCAACTTGAGTAAAACATAAAGTAGTATGGAAAGCTCAAGATACCTCTAATTTTATAGTAAAACTAGTAAATGATTATAACTGGTTAGATAAAAACTCAAATTTAAATGCTGAAGGGCAAAATGCTCTAACTCAATTTTTAAATGGTGAAAATTCATTCGTAAATCAATATGGTAAATTAGACCAATTATTTTTTCAGAATAAAATCATAGCCTACTCTGTTAGAATAGACAATGACAGAAAACAAAAAATACAGTTTACTATACTAAATAGGGCTGAGCTTTTGAAAAAACAGGATGCTATCGCAACAGACGGTACTGAATTAGTTTCAATAGATGGAGTAAATTACATAAATATAAAAGCTATAATGGCAATCGATAACCAACTAGCTATAAATCAGCAAGCTCTTTCAAATACAATTATTAAGGTTGAAGATGAAACTGAAGTAGTAGATGATGTAGTAGTAGATGATGATGTAGAAGTAGAAGAAATTGAAGATGAGATAGTGGATGATATACCTTTACCTGATGATTCTTTAATAGGTAAGAAATTTGAATATCAAAGTGGAGCAGACGGTCTTTTATATACGATTACAATTGACGAAGGAGAAAAAGGAGAATTAAAATTCTGGGCAGTAAGTAGAGATGGTTCCAATGAAGGTTGGATATCTTTAAAAGATGGAGAACCATTTTGGATTAATAAAAACGGTTCAACTACTGCGATAACTAATGCTAAGGATAGGGAATTCTTTAAAAGAATATATACTGATACTGAATACCTTAAACAATTAATTGCTGCTTATGAAGCAAAATACCCTAATGGAGGAGATTGGACCGTAAAGGATATATTATTCTACACAGATGGTAATCAAATATATCAAGCTGAAAAACAAGATCCAGCAGATAGAACCTCAGTAGATGCGGGTTTATAATTTAAAAAAATAAAAGCTATTTAAAATGTCAAATAAAAATAATTCACTTCCAACTTGGTATAGTAACTATGGAAAAATGATAGTTGAGCAAAATACCACAATTGCTGTTTTTTCAGAAGATGCTAATGAGAGATTAAAACAATATCTAGATTCAAACGAAAATTTATTAGAAGAAATAAATACAGCATATCAAAAAGTAGCCGATGGTTCGATATCCGAAGCATCTATTATTCTCGATGGCTCTAAATTCAAAGTAAAACCCGGAGATGAAATGGCCCTAACAATAGATAGATCTAATTCAGGTGAACCTAGAATAATGGTATCTTTAGAAAATGAAAAAACATTAGTTGGTGATTTAAATCTTTCGACTATTGCCGGTTATGTATATAAATCAATGGACGGTATGGGAACAGATGAACTTCAATATGCTTCTGCCGTTGCAGCTATTCATATGGATTTATGTGAAAGGAATGTATCAGAAAGAGGTACACAAAGAGTTTTTGATATTTTTAATGCTGATGCTTTTGGAACTAAGTACGAAGGATATACATTAGATGAATGGATTGATGGAGATTTTGACGGGAGAGATGAAGCATGTGCAATGGCACTTGCTAAAAGACCTATACCTAAATCTATTATTAGAGGAATTAGTTGGGGAACTATTTTTACCGATTTAGGATTATTAATCCTTGCCGTTCCTACTTTAGGAGCATCTTTAGCAGCAACTTCTGCAGGCCGAGCTGCTATTGGAGCAGGAAAAGCTGCCACTAAAATAGGGAAAGCTGTTTCTAAGTCTAAAAAATTAGCTAAAGCCGCTAATACTGCAAAGGCTGCCGGTAAAGCTTTAAAAGCAGGTAAGGTTTTCGCTAGAGTAACTCCAACTATGACAAAGGCCTGGAAAGCATTGGGCGCAGCAGGTAGACTTGCTAAAGCCAAAGCTTTTATGCCAGTTGGTAAAACAGTTGAATGGTTATCAAAAGCTAAAAACGTTTCAAATGTAAAAATTACTAAATACTTTACAAACGCAGCCGGTAAAAGCATGGTAAAACTTCAACAGGTAACCAGTACCGGAACAGGTACACTCGTATTCAATGTTGGCGTAGATAGTCTTTTACTTAACGCAGGTAAAGCAGGTGGAATGAGCATGAAAACTGCTACTAAACTAGCAGTAGCTGCTGGATTAACAGGAGCAATTAGTAAAGCTGAAACTGGAAATCTAGAAGGTATAGCGGGATCAGATGAACAAATGGACGATATGTTCAATCCATATAACCCAGCTGAATTGATGGGATATTATGATCAAACTAACGCTGATCCAGCAAAAGCAATGAGCCAATATAAACAATTAGCAGCCGCTGAATTAGCAGCTATGTTATACGATGCAATGGATGGATGGACAGATAATTCAGACGAAATGGCTATTGCTTTGATGATACTAAGTATGGATAAAGAAACTGCTATTGCTACTAAAAAAGAATATGAAAGTGCTTACGCAGGAAGTAATTTTTACGAAGATGTTATTGCGAGTGAATTAGAAGCAACAATGGAAGAAATAGTAGGATGCTATTGGGCAGCCATGACTGGAACAGGTCCTTATGTAAACCAAGTTAAAACAAAACTAGCAGCAGCTAAGAAATAAAATTTTAAAACTACTTAAAAGTAATAGGTATAATAATAATAAAATTTTAGCTATGATGGAATTAAATTCAAATCAACAAACTGAAACGGTAGAAGAAAAAGAAAATACCGCGAAAGAAACAATAACAGAAACACCGGATGTACCTGAAAAGGAACTAACGGATGACGAAAGATTAACTCAATTAAAGGAATTTAGAAAAAATGGAAGTGTTACTTTAGATGCAACATATGATGTATTTAAAAGAATTAGAAATACTTTTAAGAATGATACTCCTTGGTCTGGTCCTAATCAAGCTTATTTATTAAGTATCCTTATGCTTACATTAGAAGCATCTTTAGCTTCACTAGATAGTAAATCTACAGAATCACAGAAAATGAGCGTTAGGAATGATGCAATAGAAGCAATGAGTGTATTTATAGGATCAATGAATGGTAAAAATTCTCATTCTGCTCAAAGTCAATTGGGAATGTTTCTAGTATTACAAAATGGAATACAACAATTGCAAATGATAGATAGTCAAATATCTGAATTAGAAAATAAATTAAATAATTCTAAATAATTTTTTTAGTTTTTTATTTGTTTAAAGCAGATATATAAATAAAATAAACATTAGTAAAATGAAAAGAAAAATTGCTAACTTTAATTCCTTCATGAAGAATAGACTGAATGAAATGGAAGAAACTGATAACCAATTCGCTATGAGCATGGATAATTATTCAGAAGCACCTGAAGAAGATATGGATGAAATGGATGAAGATCCAGATCTAGATATGGAAGAAGGCGAAGACGAAGAAGAACTTACCATGGAAGATCTTAAAGCTGTAGTTGATGACCTCGAAGAAAGATTATCTGCATTAGAAGGTGGAGAAGACGAAGAGGAAGAAGACGAGGACGAAGAAGTCGAAGAAGAAGACGAAGACGAGGACGAAGAAGTTGAAGAAGACGAAGAAGAGGAAGAAGAAGAAATTTAAAATTCAACCTTGCTAAAAATATATTAAAGCATAGGTAACTGTTATTTTAATAATAGATATCTATGCTTATTCAGCTTTTAAATGGACTCTAATTACAAAAGATCAATTCTTCTATTTGAAAACTACTGTAAACAGGATACAGTAGACAACAAGACAATTGATTGTAATTTAGGAAAATGTCCAATGAAGCTAAAAATAGCGTCTACTCCTCAATCTCAACTTAAAGGATATCAAGATGAAAAAGAGCCTTCTGATAATGAAGGTATTCTATTCGTGTATCCTTCAGAGATACAGGCATCTTTTTGGATGAAAGATGTTAGTTTTCCCTTAGACATACTTTTTTTTAATTCAAATAAAGAATTAATAGATTCCATGACAATGTCTCCTGATAGTTACCCAAAAATTTTTACATGCAAAAAGCCTGCACAATACGCAGTTGAGACTAGATCAGGATGGTATGCTAGGCATGGAAATAAAAGTATTAAACTTTCAATATGAAAAAATCATACAGTAGAAAAGATTTAGATTGTAAAATATGCGAAGAAACCGTAAAAAACGTTAGCTCTGAAGCAACGGCTGTTACTTGTTGGAAATGCGTAAACGATCAACTAAAAGGAATGCCCATTTCTATTTCAGAAGACGATATTGATCACAAAGAAAATGAAGAATAATAAACATATAGAATTGTATAAATCATTTACTAATGACTATTATGAATTATTATTAGAGGAATATTCTAAACAATCCGAACACAAAACATTTAAAAAATTTATTCTAAATAAAGCAAGCAGAGTAAAGGAAATATCCAAAAATGTAATTGTTGCATTTAAAAAAGAAGGATCTGAAACTTCCAATATGTTAAATGTATTTAATAGGCGCTTACGTAACAAGTTGAATTTAAAAACTAGAAGTGATATGCCAACCAAGCAGGAGTTAGACGAAGCATTACATCAATTAAAAGATGTTCCTAAGATGTTACCATTTGTTTTAGTTATGTTAACTACTCCGATACCTGGTTCCTCTACTATGTATACTGTCTTTGCTTATTTTCTCAAAAAGAAATCCAACGGTAAAATAAATTTACTTCCTGATTCTTTTGATAACATACTAGATAAAAGGAATTAAATATTTTTTATTCTTTTTTAAAACCGTTAACTGAATCCCGGTATAATAAATTATATTATAAAATATTTATTTAAATGGAATTACGGGATATGAATGTAGGAATAATAGGTCAAGGCTTTGTTGGCACCGCCGTCAGGGAAAAATTTAAACAAACTCATAATGTTTACACATGTGATTTAGATGAATCTAAATGTGGATTATTCACTAAGGATAATTACGTTATTGAGAAATTAGAAATTTCTAATATAGTAGAAAAATGTGATATTGTATTTGTATGTGTACCTACACCCATGTTTAAAAGTGGTAAATGCGATCTCAATATAGTAGAAGATGTTATTTGTCAAATAGATGACGCAAGCATAGGCTTAGATAAAAATACAATAGCTGTACTTAAGTCAACTGTTCCTCCTGGAACAACCGAGTCCTTAAATAGAAAGTATAGACGAGTTGGCATTAGTTTTAGTCCAGAATTTTTAACTGAAGCCAATTCAGTAGAAGATTTTGAAAACCAAGATAGAATAATATTAGGAATAGACTGGGCAGAACACATTAAACCTATTACTGATCTTTTCAAAAAGGTTTTTCCAAAGGCCAATATATCAGTATTAAATACAGCAGAAGCTGAATTAACTAAATACATGACTAATTTATTTTTAGCTACTAAAGTTAGTTTTTTCAATGATATGTACGTATTAACTAATTCAATTAATAAAGATAAAACAGTTTCTCATGATATAGATTTTAATTCAGTAGTATCAGCGACATTACTTGATCCTAGAATAGGAAATACTCATACTATGGTACCGGGTCCAGATGGAGATTTTGGTTACGGAGGCCATTGTTTTCCTAAAGATATGGCAGCTATATTAAATGTTGCAGATGAATTAAGTACATCATTACCTACTTTATTTGGAGCGTCTACTACGAACGCTATTGTTAGACAAAACAGAGACTGGGAAGAAATGAAAGGAAGAGCAGTTTCTGAAAACGAAAACTTAGAAAAAACAGAAAATACTATTTCAAGTGAGCTTTAATAAGAAGATAATACCTAATAAAAAGAACTACTTAAAAAAAGAGTATCTTGAAATAGGACACGATAAATTTGTTAAAAAATATAGTTCATACGATGCTTATTTCGTAGGTAATTATACTAACTCATATTTTATAAATTGGGTAATGTATAATGAAAAACCTTATAAATTAGGTATATATGAAATAAATCAATTCATCTATAGACTCAAAGAGCTTGGTGTAAAAGGAATAATAAGTAATATAAATTATAAACTAAAAAAAAATATAAAATATGTATTGGGTAGCAAAAGTTAAATTCGAATCAATAAACGACAACAACGGTAAAGTACAAACGACTAAGGAAGAATATCTAGTTTCAGCGGAATCTGTCACTGAAGTAGAAGAAAAGCTAAACACTAAATTTGGAGAAGGTATGTCTGAATTTTCAGTATCAAGTGTATCTGAATCTAAAATAATGGGAATTGTGGATTAATGCAGCATTTCATAAGCAATATCGAAATTAATAATATAGACATTGACCTAAATCAAAAAGAATTGGCTGATAAAGATGTAATTTCAAAAAGGGTTTCCGAAATAAGAAGTACCCTACAGGAACTTTTAAAAGAATTAGACGAATTAGTAGCATCATGTGGTCATCAAAATGGATACGATATAAAGCTATTAAACGCAACTAACCTGAATACAGGAGGGTTAAGAAAAGTGTGTAAAACATGCGGTTCTCCTATAGGATATGCAAGTCAAGCTGAAATAGATGAATGGAAAGAAAGTTAAAATAAAATCTTCTAAATCAGAGGCAATATATGATGTACTTGTAAAATTGCTAAAATGCTCTTCTAATTTTTATGAAAAAGAATCATTTATATATCATCATTCTGTAGTATCTCATGAAATTAGAAATTATAACCTTAAAACGCACGATTCCCTTAAAGTAAATTGGAAATTTTCAATATACGAAGACGAAATACTACAATTCAATTGTAAAGAAGGTGCTTCTATGGATGTTTTTTTAAAATCAATAGCCATTCAAAATAAAGCAAATAGTTTAATAGCTTATATATTAAAAGAGTAAATATGCAAGTTGTTAAAGTTCCTTTAGTAGAAGATATTTTTTTTAATATACAATTTAAAAAATTTATTTTATCCAAGATAAATTCCCTATATGTTGAATATAACGAAATACCTAACGAATTAATATTCAAGGGGGCTCTCGGGAGACGTCTATTTAATCTTATAAATGATAACAGTTGGAAATTTGGTAAAACTAAAATATTTCACGAGAAGGGACCTAATGAAATAGAAATTAAATATACCAGGAACATAACGGTTAAGAAAAATTCAGACTTAGCCTCTCATGTAAAATCAAGCCTAGATGGAAAAATAGTAGATGGATGGATGAATTCAAAAAGTCAATCTTCTATAGTAAATTCAAATATTGATACTAATTTTAATATAGAAAAAACAGTTACTCCTAATCTAATAATAAAACTAGAAAAGCTAGTGTAATATATAAAATAAACTTTTAATATATTATGAATAAGTTAGTTTTACTTTTAACCTTATCACTATCTCAATTTTTTTATTCCCAATCATATACTGATACTGTTAAATTTGATCGTATGGAAGATTTTGATTGGAATGGAAATTGGTACTTTTCAGAACCGACTACTGGATTTTTTACAAACGCTTCAAAATCAGCACCTACATCAGCTGTTATTTATGGAACTGGCGGCGGTACAGACGAATATGATTGGTATTCTTTACCAAACATAACAGGATTAGATCCATTTAAGGAATATAAAATACAAATTAATTTAGGAGCATATAGATTTACATCAACGGGAGGATCGTCTGGCGTAGATGCTAGCGATTATGTAGAAGTACAAATATCTACCGATGGAGGTTCTAACTATTCTTCTGAACTAAGAGTCACTGGTTTTAACAATGCTTATTGGGATTATAATTCACAAATTGCTTCAGTAAATGTAGATGGAAATTTAGATATATTTACACCAGCTGGAGGAGGAAATAGAACGCTAACGGGGGATGGATATTCCGTTTTAGAATTAATTCTACCTTTTGGAACTACTCAAGTGGCTGTTGATATTTTATCATTGGTAGATAGGCCAGGCGAAGAATGGTGGATAGACGACATATATCTGTTAGGATCAGTTAACAATCCTTTACCGGTTGAATTAATATATTTTAGAGGTGAACAAAAAAATGATTATAATATTTTAAGTTGGTCGACTATGTCTGAATCTAACAGTGATGCATTTGATGTAGAATGGAGTATAGATGCATATGAATGGAATTTAATAGATTCACAAACGGCCGCAGGTAATTCAAATACACAACAGTATTATTCATGTGTTCAAATGAATCCACTTCATGAAATAAACTATTACAGACTAATTCAAAGAGATTGGGACGGTAACTTTGAAATATTCGGTCCAATATACGTAGATAATAGACAAAGAGAAAAAGAAGTAGTTAGGTACTTAAACATTAGTGGGCAAGAAATAAACCCTAGTTATTTTTCTGGAATAGTAATAATACTATATAAAGATGGTACTTTTTCTAGAGAGTACTTAAAATAATATATCTAAAAACATGTAATAAAAGGAGCACTGTACTATACTCATATAGTACTTTTTGACTATATAGACTTAGTACCATATTACTATAAAAGTATTTTTATAAATAATATAAATTATATTTTATATGTATAATAGCCTAATTACTCAGTTTGAATTATTTGAAAGCGTATCTGATTTAGATAAACTACAACAGAAAAATCAAGCCATACTATTTACAGATGTAAAGTCTAGTTCTAAATTATGGAATTTACACAAAGACGGAATGTTTGACGCGTTAGAAGAACATGAAAAAAGAATGGAAAAGATAGTTCCAAAAAATGGAGGTGACATAATAAAAACAATAGGCGATAGTTATATGCTTGGATGGGATGGAACAGATTCGTTATACAAAGCTATTTTAACAGGTATTGAAATACAAAAAGATTTAGTTAAGAATCCAATTAAAATAAAAGGTCAAATCATGTCTATTAGAATGGGGATATCATGGGGACCTTTGTATAAAAAGAAGGTTAATATTCAAAATAAAAAATTATGGGATTATTTTGGAAACACTGTCAATACTGCTTCTCGAATGGAATCAACTGTTTCAAAGGCCGGTGAACTAGCTTTTAGTTTTACAGATTCTTTAGATAAACCTCAGGAAGAAAAAATAGTAAAATATTTAGAAGATAATAAATTTAAAATAGATATAACTGACTATAGTCATAAGTGTTATTCAGGTAAAAGAAAGAGATCTGGAAGAATGTTATCTGAATTACAACTACATACATGTGAACCTTTAACTAAATTGAAAGGCATTGGTAAGGTTACTGCGTATACTATAAAAATATAACTATTTCTGGTTATAAATAATAAAAAGAATTTTTTTACAAATGAAGAACTATTTAAAAGGATTTAGTGAGTTTTCAATAAACGAAATGGCAAGCACTCTCAGTAAGTTAGGCGTGCCTAAAAAACTAATAAAGGTAATACATAATTTACCAGATGCGATAGAAAAAATAAAACCATTTACGTTTAAAGGAGGGTCGCAAAGACAAGCTGAACTTCCTCCTATTGCACAAAATAGACCTACACACGCTGTAGACGTACTAGATCATTTTAGAATGAAAAAAACAGAATTACTAGGTAACAATTATGGAGTTCATCCATATAAACAACCTGGTTACTTAGCAGATCTTGAAAAACTTCCTTGGGGAGATTGTAGAATATTACTCGCTGTGCCTGAACCAGGTGGTAAATATGCTGGTCATGCTCCTCGTTTCGATTATATTTATAGTAAAGAAAGCGCATGGGGTAAAAAAGCTCAAGGTGGAGGTAAAAAATACAGAGTACTTACAATGGACGCAGAAGGAAGAATCTTGAGAGACTGGCAAGCTTATCAAGGAGATTTGACATATCCAGTAGATCCTAACAATAGAGATGCGCCTAGAAGAAAAAGAAATGACTTTAAGAATTTTCCAACAGCAGCTGATGGAAAAATAGACGTTTATATACTAGATCCTGAAATAGAGGATTACGAAACTACTTATCAAGATATGGGAGGTAGAGAGGTACCTGTTCCAAGAAGAGTTGGAGTTGGTAAAGCAAGAGCTCTTAAAAGAAAAAGAGTAAAATCTAGAGAAATTACAGGTGGAAATTTCATTGCCGATTTTTCAGATAGATTTACTAAAATATTAAATGAACTTTTTGGAAAAAGAAAACAAAAAGCTGCAGAGAAATATGCCCAGTTAATAATAAGAGATGACGCAGATCCTAGTGAAATAGCTGATTTGTCTAATATCATATCATCTAACCCCGATGTTGCTGAAACTGTTAATAAGTACTATAAAGCATTTTTAACATACCTTAAAGCTAACGGAGATTATGAAGATGCTGACTTAAACGAAATAGGTGATATTTTTAATATATATGGAGGAAATTTAAGCCAATATGCATCTATTGCTGATGTAATTAAAATACACGGTAAATCGAAAGCTTTATATAGTTTTGCAGAATTTATCTTAACAGGAGATGTCAATGATATCAACAAAGAAATGGAAAAAGCTATTGAAGCACCTGAAGAAGAATTAGGAGATGACTTTGAAGATATGTTAGATTTCGATTTTGATTTAGAAAATCCATTCGACGAAGATGAATCTGAAGCATAAACATATAGAGATATTTGAATCTAATGAAGATTCAAATAGTATACTAATTCCATTAATAAGTCTTAAGAAGATAGCTATTCAAGCTGCTACTATGGATAATTACGTAGACGGAGCTAGGTTAATAAATGATTTTCTCCAAAAAAATCATAATGACATAGTAAATTCAATGAAACTTGTAAAAACAGACAATACACGTTCTTTGTACATTGAAGATTTACTATATCCCTTTTATAATAGGTTCGGTAAAGATATATTAGATTCAACACTGGATGATTTAGATACAGGGAATGACAACTATGTTGATGATATTCCATCAGATGACGCGCAGGAATATGATGATTTAGAAATAGATTTCTAATCGTATTTCTGTGAAGACTTTCTATTTTCACCAGTAGCGTATTTGACTCCCATAATAGTTCCTATTATGCTAAATGCGTTAGTTAATAATATACCAAACATGTTACTCCAGGTATTTCCTATTAATTGAGTTTCTTTTCCATAGTATATAGAAAACATATACAAAGCAGTTGTAAAAACGCCAACTCCTATTATGATAGCTAATGATATTTTTACAATAACTGTAACTAATTCAAATTGAGTTTTTTTCTGAAGAATATCTAAATCTTTTAAAGCGCTTTCTTTAGAATGTTCAGCGTTGGTTAAAGCTGCTTCTAATTTAGAGTTTGCTTCTTGAATTTCTTCCTTGACAATTATCAATTGCTTATTTTGAGTTTGAACCTGTTTAGTTACATCTAAGCGCTTTCGTTGTTTTTCCTTTTGTAACTTAGTCGCTTTTTTCACATACGCCTCTACTTCCTCATCGCCTTCGAACTCTATTAACTTTAAGATATTTCCCTCGATATATATGCCCTTTTCACTGCCTATTTCTAAAAGCCTATTTTTAGTTTCTTTACAAAAAGTTATTTTCATCATTTGTATATCTTAAAAGAATTCGATCTATCTACATATCCTGGATAATCCTTTAGAAAAACTTCCAGCCTAGGTTCTATTTCATCTGATTTAATTATCCAGAATTGTGCACCTGCGCTTATTGCTCTTGCTTGTTCTTCTTCTTCATCGCTAGATGATATTATTCCAATAACCACATGATTACCGTAATTAAAATTTATTCTTCTAATTAGTTCTATTCCATCGAAAGAAGAACCTATCATATTTAAGTCTACGAAAACACATGATGGTTTTTCATGTTTTTCTATTCCATCGAACCATTTTTTAAACATTTTTTCAGCACTATCAGCACTGTTAATTGCACGTAAAGATAATGTTATATCTAATAAACTGCATGCATCTTCAAATACTAGGTGAAATAGATCTTCATCGTCTATTAACATTATTGAGTCAATCATATGGATTTAAATATTATTGTTTGTTATTGTTTGTTATGTTTATTTATCTAGAGATATTTCCAGTTTAGTTCCTTTTCGCGCTTTTAAGAGGTTTAATTTCCATCCATGTTCTTTCATAATAGCTATACATATATTTAATCCCAGTCCACTTCCAGATTCAGTATTATTGCGCTTTCTAGTATATGGCTTTGAATATTCTTCAAATTCTGATTTCGTCATTCCTCTTCCATTATCTTCTACTATTATATTTTCTTTTTTTCTATACACTTTAACTAATTTAGTATTACTATCGTTATATTTTAATCCATTTCTTATTAAGTTATCTACTGCCGTGCAGAATAATGAAACATTTACAATTTCGTTTCCTAATTCAGATATTGAAACACTGCTTGAATATGCAGTGTTTTTTAAATAAATTTTAAGTATATGTGTTAAATCTGCCTTTTCTATTTCCATAGTAGATTCTTTTTTTACTAAGTTAGTAAATTCTTTAACTCCGTTGTATACTTTTTGAGAATGAGCTAAACCACCTTTAAGTAATTTCATAGGTCCTTCAAACATTTTTTCTAAAGCCTCAGGGTGTATATCGTTTTCTTCAGAAAACTTGATAAGCCTTCTTTCAAATGAAGATATGCCTCGAGGAATATATGTATTTATACCACTATGCATATCATGTCTTAATATTTTAGATGCATGTTCTAAATATGAATTTTTTCTTTCTAATTCTATTTTTTGATTTATTGAGCCTGTAATGTCGTTCGCTATCTTAAGAATTTTAACAGTTTTACCTTTAGAATCTATTATAGGCGTATACGTACCTGCTACCCAAATAATAGAGCCATCTTTTCGTATTCTCATATATTCTCCATATTTAATGACTCCTTCTTTTATGCTTTTCCAAAACATTTCATACTCGTTATTATTATCATATTCTCTCTCATCCATGAATATAGTATGATGCTTTCCCTGTATTTCATGAAGAGTAGGATAACCTGTCATTTCTAAAAACTTGTTATTTGCATCTATAACAAATCCATTTGTGCAAAATTCTACAGTAGCGCTAGATTGATTTATTGCATTCATGATACCTGTCATTTCATCTTCTTTATTCTTTAGTTTTTCTAAAGACTCGTACAATCCAGTTAAATTATGCCTGACTGCCATAAAGCCTATATGATTTCCCTTGTTATCAAATTCTGCCATTATCCATGAATCTACTGTATAAGTTTTTCCATTTTTTCTTTTATTTGTCACTATTTCATTCCATATTGTTTTGTGGTCAACCGTGGCATTATACATTTTTTTCCAAAAGTTAATGTCGTGCTTACCTGAACTTAACATAGAATGATTCTTACCTAGTAACTCATGGGGTTTATATCCAGATGAATCACAGAACAATTTATTGACGTGAGTTATCGTTCCTTCTTTATCTGTTTTTGAAATCAAAGATGACTCGTTTAATATGTTTTCAATTGTATTTCTTTTAACCGCTTCTAGTCTTTGGTTTTTTAAAGCATCCTTGATTATAATAAGTATAAACGGTATTGATAATAGCATGCATATAAAACACATTGAAGAAGTCATATAAGTAACTTCTATTAATTCAAATATCAAAGTGATATTTAGTACAAATATAAATGTCATTAATAAAAAAAGTAAAACTATTGATATTTTCGATAATAAAGTTAGCCTCTTAAGCATAGCGTATGATATTTTAATTATTTATTTAAAACCCTATTTTGTTTATTTCGTATAATAGTTAAAATAGTTAACATATATGAAAAGTGTACTAATAACAGGCGGAGCAGGTTTCGTTGGCTCTAATTTAATTAACCAATTACTAAAAGATCATCTTGAAATAGAAAAGATTGTAGTGTTAGATAATTACTTTACAGGTAAAAAAGAAAACGAAATAGATAATTTTAAAGTAAAGTACATCACGGGTTCTACATGGGACGTAGAAGAAATATTTTCAGATAAAGAAGATTTCGATACAGTTTTTCATTTTGGTGAATACTCCAGGATAGTTAAATCGTTTGATGATGTTAATTATGTAATGAAAACAAATTTACATGGAACAACTAGAATATTAGAAATGTGTAGATTATGGGGAGCTAAATTAATATACTCAGCAAGTAGTTCAAAATTTGGAAACGAAGGAAAAGATGAAAATCTAAGCCCATATTCATGGGCCAAATCAAAAATAGTAGAATTAATTAAAAACTACAATAGTTGGTATGATCTACAATATGAAATATGTTACTTTTTTAATGTATATGGACCAGGTCAAATAACATCCGGAGATTACGCAACGGTTATTGGAATATTTCAAAATCAGTATTTAAATGGAGAAACCATGACCGTAGTAAGCCCAGGTACTCAGACTAGAGATTTTACTCATGTACGTGATGTAGTTAGAGGAGTAAGTAAAGCCGCATGTATAGGAATGAATAAAGAATGGCACCTAAGGTCTGGTAAAAACGTATCTATAATAGATGTTGCAAACTTATATAATAAAGGAGATTGGCACTTAATACCTGAACGCAGAGGTGAAAGGTTTACATCTGAGGAGTTTCCATCTGATACTAATGAAGTACTTCAATGGGAACCCCAAGAGAGCCTAGAAGAGTGGATAGAATCAATACGCAAAACAAAAAACATGTTAGTTTAATTACATAAAACAATGGATTGGAAAGTATACATATTGTCTTGTTCAGATGGAACATATTACACTGGAATAACCACTGATATTGAAAGAAGATTAAATGAACATAATAGTGGAAAAGGTGCTAAATATACTAGAAGCAGAACTCCTGTTAGATTAGAAGAATATACATACTTTGAAAATAGATCATTAGCAACTAAAGAAGAATTAAGTATAAAAAAATTATCCAGAGGTAAGAAAGAAAAGCTCATACATAAATGGAGAGCTAATCGTCTTGCAAAATACAACTCAAACTAGCAATCACCAAACCCTGCTAGAAATATATTTAAATCTGACACATTAACGGATCCATCGTTATTTAAGTCCCATTCTAAACCCTGTACCAAAAACTCGTAAGATTCGAATTCAATAGGACATAAGCAATCAAAGTCAAATATATTCAAGTCAGAGGCTTCGTAGCTTTCTGAACCTAATTCGCAAAGAGAGACTGGTGCATTGTTTACTTGTCCGTACGCCGTTCCATTTCTACTATAAATAGTGCCGTCTGCAAATTCCATCGTAATTTGTAGTTCATGAAAACCGTTACATGTAGGTTGAAAGATTCCAGGACAATCGGTATTAATTTCCTCGTTTACGTATGTATAGAAAGGAAGCGTCCAGTCTTCAGTTACAATAGGAATGTCATCATCTAACGTCCAATTAATAGAAATAGGTTGAAGGTCGGTTGCAATAAGTGTACCGCTAGTATCAAGTATTCGCACATCTGCCTTCCACTTAGCTACACCGCAATTAGCGTCTTGAAAATAGTCGCTTGGTACTAATGGAACTATATCAGCTGCATGTGTTCCATACTGAGTCAAAAAGCTATTGAGATCAGTTGATGTATAACATGGTGGAGACTGAGCAACAACAGCAGCAGCTGGTTCAATAGGCAGTAATTCCTCTTTTTGACAACTCAAGAGGCATATGCATATGAAGAAAAGTAATATGTTTTTTGTATAAAAAATCATTTATCGCTCTCTATCACCTTCTCCAGAAGAATTTATATATTGAGTTGGATAATTAATGCTTAAATCTTTTAATATATCCAAAGCGCCTGCATTGCCAACATTTCTGCGAAAAGATGAGTTAGACGCATTAACATATTTTCCATATTTAGGTACACCTGACATTTCTTTAAGAAAAATTTCTTTTAGAAAAGCCTCGCTGTTTTCTCGTTCTTTTTCGTGTTTTTTAGCCGCTTCTAGTGATGAAAACAATGTTCCATCTTCTGTTTTAAATCCTTTTATTTTTTCTGCCATTTTTATAATATTATTTTTTATCTTTTAACGTTAATTAAATAACACATTACCTCTTATTGCAAAAGCTACTTTGTTCCAAATAATGCTGCTTGATAAGCTAGATTAAAAGTTACTATACCTCCTTTTGAATTTTGGAATGAAAATACTGCAGTTTCTGCTGAATCCCATCGTATTTCTGCTGTATCCTCTTCATCTATGATAAACTCATCAGTTGCGTTAGCTTTACCTACTACTTCTACTCCATCAAGTGCTATTAGAATATCACCATCCATGCTATTTTTAAAAGACTGAGCCGGTCCGCCAGTTATGGATGTAGCTGTCCATTCAAATCCTTTTTCTACCAACCAGTTCACTGGCTGATCAAAGCCACCGCCTGCATTATCTTTTGCCCATGCTTGTGCTGCGTGTTTATAGTCAAAGTAAGATTTATTAGTTCCTTGAGAAATTTCTGAATTAAATGAATAGACATATTCCATTTGCCAAATTATTTCAAAAGGATTTACATTGTAAAATCTATTATTTACATCTGCTTTACTATATAGAGCATCATAAAGATCTTTTGCTAATTTAGCATTATCGCTTTTAGGATCCTTGATTTCGCTTAATAATACTTTTCTTATATATGAATTGGCATATCCCCAGTTTTCTTCAAGTAAAACGCCGTTATATTCTTTAAGAAGCATATTATCTCTATTAGTGGCAGCACTTTGTGATTCAAATAATTCTCCAGTAACTTCCGATCTATAAAGGGTTATTTCTTGTATCATAGCTTTTTATTTTTATTTATAAAAATTTACCAATTAATATTATGTAAACGTAGTAATATGTAATGTTATCGATATTATTTAGTATAATATATTTAATATTGAAAAACTAAAAAATTAATATATGAAAACTTTACTTGAAAAGATATCTAAAAATGAATATGAGTCCTTTGAAAATAAAAAATTTAAAACCATAGCCCAAGGTCGTAATATTATAGAAAAGACTACTGAATATACTTCTAATATGAAAGACAAAGATAAAACATATATGGGAAGAGGTTCTAAAGCAGGTTTTGTATGTAAAAATGAAATATACAACCAATTTATAGATTTAGCTAAAGATGATGGAAAATGGAGTAATATATTTGTAGATGATAAATTTATAGAGACATGGAAAGATATTTCAAAAAAAGAAGAAATACTTCAATGGAAAAAGAGTAAAAAAGGTTTAATAATTAGATTATTTGTTAAAGAAGAAAAAGAGCCTCATTATTTAGGGTATGGAATATATTATTATATAGGTGCTTCAGAAAATGGAGTCCTCTGGAAAAAAATAAAATCATGAAAACACCGAGTTGGTTTACAGGAGAGTTATACGAAAAAGGCAGTATTGTAAAAAACCCATATAGTGGAATGCAATTTGAACTAAACGCATTAGAACTTAGCATTTACGACTACGTATTAGGGTTAAATACTATTATACAAGAAATGGGAGGAGTAATGGATCCTAGAACTGTTAAGTTTCAAGGTGAAATGGCAAAAGGAATATCTTGGTTTAGAAATAATAACGCGAAAGCATATATGATATTATTAGATTAAAATGAATTTAACAGATCAATTTAAATATGTAAATAAAATAGTGATGAGCTGTAAAACTAAAGAACAAAAAAACAGCGCTCACAAATGGGCATGGGAATGGTCAAAAAGAACCAAATCTATTTTTCCAAATACCGTTCATAGTCACACTGACCTTTTTTTAGATGTAGTCAGTACTTGGCATATGATAAATAAAAAAATATAAAATATGAAAAATAAAATTTTTAAAAAATTTGATATATCACATAGAGGATATGAGATCATTAAAGAAAATAATTGTTATGTAGCAATTATTGGACCTCTTAAATTAAGAGCTATGGAAATAGAAGACTTAAAAAAGAAGATAGACAAAATTAAAGATTTTTAAATTTAAATTCAGACGATACTAGTAAATATGAAATTATTAAAAAAGTTTATTAAATTAGCTATATTATTTTTTGAAAAGACTTATGAAATGGATACCCTTGCATACAGGAAAAGGGAATGGGATTGGATGAATAATATAGATCAAAATAAAAATGAGTAGAATAGAAGATTTAGTATACAGTGCTTATGATTTAAATAAACACAAAGAATTATTTAACAATGTTTCATTAATTAGAATTGAAAAACCTAATATGTTACTGTTGGATATCTATGAACTAGCATACCAAAGAACCATTAAAAAAAATGATTTTAGTTACCAAAATGCTAAAAATAAATAAGCGTAACAATATGTTACTTAGAAATACAATATTCACCGCATTTATAATTATATTGTTTAGTTGTAAAACTAAAGATAGTATGTGTGATTCATATTCTGTAATTCAATTTATAGAGCGAGATACTATTTGTATAGAATCTCAACACGTTCATATTGAAGAAGAACATATTTGTTCTTACTTTAATGACATTGAAACTATTATTGTTGATACGTTTGAGATTAAAATACCAAAACAAAGATGAGTCTTAAAAAAATACAAAAAGAGTTTAGACAAACTAGTAGTAAGGAGTTAATTTCAGCTGTAGTTGACAACTTTTTATTTGGACTACTTGGGGCAGTTTTAGTAGTGTTTATAGCAGAGCGAGTAGACATTTTAGTATTATTAGGTTACATGGTCTATTACTTTTTTCTAGGGCGAGTTGTTAACCGACCCAAGTATGTAACAAGTTTAGGAAAGTTCATAGTGTTTCCGGTACCAACTGCACTTGGTGCATTTATGGGATATAAGTTGGCTTTTTTATTAACACAATTAATGCAATGATTAAAGATTTTTGCCCAGCACTAAGTCCTATACAAATGCTTAAAGAAGGTGTTTTTGGAGGTTCTTATTTTGGTATAGAGGCTCTAGAAGGGGACAGCGACTATTCTACTCTATTTAAGAGAGCCTTGCCGGATGTGCCTATAGATTTATACCTAAATAAAACCTATATTACTAAACTTAATAAATTCAAGGTTAAAAGCGGAACTTCATATGAATATTGGAGAGAAATGAAATGGATACACGATGATGACCCGTATGGCTGGTTTGAATGGTATATAAAATATTACAACGGAAGGCGTCACCCAGACGACAGTAGGCAAATAAAGAGGTGGAATGATTTTTGTGGAGAAAACGGCAGGTGGAGAAGAAGAATATATAAAATGATACACCAAACCGGCGATTGGGATATATCTCCTAGAATACAACAAAGTCTATTACATTGGGGTTATTTAGTTAACAGCAAAGACTTTCAACAATACAAAGAAAAATATGATTAATTTAATAAAAAGGCTATTTAGATCCAAGTCACTTCGAGAAAAACTAGATGAAAAGTACAAGAAAACTCTTCATGAAGCGTTTACGCTTTCGAAAGTAAACAGAACGGCCAGCGATGCAAAATACGCAGAGGCACTTCGTATAGCAGATCAAATAGAAGCGTTAACTGGAGCTGAGGCAGAATAAAGCCGGTTTTGCGCGATTCAGATTGTCATTTTTGGGTTTTCTACAGCGGGGTTTAGGGTATACCTCGGTACTATTGATATGACTACTCTCTGAATCCACACGCGCCTTGCGCCGAAAAAAAATTTCTCATTGCACATTTTTGACTTATTAGGGTTAACTCCCTGAGTATTTTTAGTATTATATCTGTATAATCATTAAAATTTAAAAAAGATGAAAGAAGTACTACAGCAGTTAATGCAAAAAGAAACAGAATTGACACAACAGTTAGAAGAACTAAGAGGAGCCCGTATAACTATTGAAAGGGTACTGGGACCAGCAGCCAGTCAGGTAACAATAAAACCCACAACAGGGGAAAACTCCGTAATCACAGAGCAGGCTATACAGAGGCCGGTTACAAAAGACCCAAACCTAAATGCAGCTTTTGACTCTATCATACCTGTGTTACAAGCTAGTGCTGGAACCGGGTGTACCTTTAAACAGATACATAATCGTACCCAACCTATTAGAGAGTCTATAAAGCAATATAAACAAATAACTATACTGAATTACCTAAGTTCTCTTAGAACAAACGGGTTTATCCGTAAGAGTGGTAAAAAATACTTTATTAATAGAGACTAACATGATTGAAGCAATAGCAGACATAACGCAGAGATCAAAAGGAAACCCGGGTGCAATGAAGTGCCTGATTGAAATGATAAGCAGACCGCCAGAGGAGCTAATAGGTTCTATAAAGATAATCCAAACACTTGACCATTTAGATATCACAGGGAGCGACATATATGTTTTCTGGAATGATCTAGCCGGCAAAGACTGGGAAATAATGGAATATCTAGCTGGATATGTACCAGGCAAAACCTTAAAAGAAGCATGCAGTAGACAGGATTACAGTGGCAGGGAACTGGTAAAAGAGTGGTTGCAAAAACCCAAGACAACAAAAACTTAAAACTTAAATAATTAATTATGGAAACATACCAGCAAGAAGAAATAGCCCAAATCTTAATAGAACAGTACCAAACCCCAGAGGAGAGGGAAAGACTGTTTAGCCTAGCCTTTGAAGTGAAATGTAATAGTCCAGAATATACCCGATTGGAATGTTTAGAAACAGCCAGTTTAAATATAAGTAATAATGACCTAATAGACGGGCAGGATCCAGAGTATACCAGATTCTATGCCATAGAATGTGATCATGGTTATTTCCGGTTTTTTGTACTGTTAAACCCGGAAGGCCAAGTTTGGCCAGGGACCCAGGTAGTAGAATGGTACCCAAGAGGTGGAATGGACCCGGCTGGCAGAGAAATATGGGATAATCAAAGGTTTATTCTAGATTGCTTGGCAGCCCCTACTCAGGATATTGACCCAGAACGTAGGCGCCAAGTTGAATATACCCGGTTAGAACTTGGTGAGAACTGGCCTAGACTAGTAAAGATACTCCTGGCGGCACGGGCAGAGGGCTGGCTGATACAAGAGTCGCGTGACCCTGAGACCACTTAGAAATTTTCCCGTGTTTTTTCCCTGAGGAGATTTACATTTTTTTGGGCCAGGTGAATTCCTGGCTCGAGGGGGATAGTCTTAATTTATTTTACTCCATTTTTCCTATATAGTCTATATATACCTATCCAGGGCTATATACTACTAGACGCCCAGGGCCCCCTCGAGAGGCCCCCGAGACGCCCCAGGACAGGCTGGTCATGCTACCACGAGAGGCCCCCTCGAGGGGCAGTTATTTAGCTGTTATTCCGCTATATAGCTATAATACCTCTGTGTAGTTTATACTGGCTAGACGTGAAACAGCCTGTTTTAGCCGGTTATATCAGTACCTTTGTATTCTATAGAGTACCTATGTCTCAGCTGGTTGTGCGTTTAGCCGGTTATATCAGTACCTTTGTATCTAGTCTACTGGCAATAATCACCAGGGTTAGCCGAGGGGCTATTGGAAAAAGTAGCAGAAAGTGGGTTTTTTCCTGCAAATGGCTAAAGATCCTAGGGAGGTAAAGCTACTGTATTGCATGTCAACCAGTTACATAATATGATTTAATCCATATCCGGCACGTGTAACCTTTTTGTACCATTTAGCAACGGTAGTATAAACCCGTTTTACCGCCAGGTTCCAGAGTCAGATAGAGCATACTGCTGCATGGCTGACTGGGGTTGAGCGCGATTAAGGAAGGTTAACTTTATTTTATAGACCCAGATAAAATGCTTATATTTATAGTATAACAAAAAACAAAAATAATGAATATAGGAACAATGGGTGCAGCAGCAATTTTAATGAGAAACAATACTAATATGATGAAGGGCGGAGGATCCGGACCTCAGGAACAGGATGATAAACCTAAGGGTTTAGGAAAATTATTACTTATAGTAACTGTACTTGTAATTGGGGCTTGGTGTTTTCATGTTAAGCCAGCTTTCTGGTATGTAGAAGTGGAACAGCAAGTTGTTGCAAAGAAGATGCTACAGGAGGAGGGAAGCAAAGGCAAGGTATATAACTCTTGTTTTATTCAGGTTGAAACCGGTTATGTGGAACAGGATAATCAATGGGTAAAACAAGATTCCTGTTTATGGATCCACTGTAGCCAGCAGAATTATTTAAATTACAATACTGGTCATGTGATTAAGCAGCAGATAGTTAAACCTCATCTACAGGGTTGGAGTAGTGTAATGACCGGGATTGTACTTGTATTGGGTTTAATATGGACGTTCACGCTTGCTGCTATTATGGCCAATAACCTTTAACAGGAGAGACGGACAGAAAGCCGGCTTCTATGCCGGCTTTTTGGGGGAAGGGGCTCTGTGTCTAGACGAGTGAAAAAATACCCTCTCCCATGTAGCACTGACCCGCTTTAAAAAGGTTAGCTGTTAAATAAGTACAACAGGCCCGGTCTAGACTGTGTTGGTATCCAGAACAGAAGGGTAAACTTTATCAAGAATAATTACACAGAATTTTTATTTTATGTAATAAATAGTTATATTTACTTATAACAATTAAAACAAAATAATTATGAACGCAAGAGCAAGAAAAAGAAACAGCAGAATCGCTGTAATTGGAAAATCAGTATTAGTATTACAAGGTGTAGTATTGAGTTATGCTATAGGATTTATGGTATTTAAACTTATAGAAACTATAGTTAGTTAATAACCAAGAATTAATTAAGTTAACGAGAGGCCACCTAAACAGTTGGCCTTTTGTTTATTAACGAGGGAAGAAAACAATTTAATCAAAAAAAAGGAAGATTATGAAAAATTTAAAATACGCAGAAAAAAGAATGGAATTTCTTAGATCTGAAATGGGAGAAATAAAAAGAGTATTTCAAAGCGAACAAGGTTTATTTATAGAACTTGAAAACGGAATGAATTTACAACTACACGATGAAGAAATAAACTACCAAGCTACAGAATATCTTGAAAGCGAGATAGAACAACTAAGAAGCGTTTAATTGTAGATAACGATTTGGATAATAACCAAGAATTAATTAAGTTAACGAGAGGCCACTTAAACAGTTGGCCTTTTGTTTTAATAAATAACTAGAGATGAAAAAAGAATCTAAAAAACTGGAACGGGTAACACTTACCTTACAAGAATGGTGGCAGGCTACACGCCAGCAAGTGCAACGTAACCGTAAAAAATATACCAGAAAAACCAAGCACCGGAACGGGTAACCGGATAAAGGTATACTCGCTACATAAATATTTCCTATTGTGTATAGTTATGATTATATTTATACTATAACAAATTAAAACTAAGATGAGTATAATAGAACCACCAAAAACATTAGAAGATTTTGAAAAAGTATTAGAGTCTATCATAGAGTTACAAAACAATCCTTGGTTGGATGGTACTATGTCTGATAGTTTACTTGAAAAAGAATACCAAGTAAGAAAAAAGATTAAAGAACTAAAAACAAAATAAAAATGAAAAACATTTTAAAATACAAATTATCTATACTAGTACAAATAATCGCTTTATTCAGTCTTCCAGTAATTATATACGCAAAATGGATCGAACCTTACAGCCTTGAAAACAACATTTGGATAGGAATTAATGGGGCAGTATGGTTACACTTTTTAGACCGAGCACGAAATGGTCTACCATCGAAAAAAGTTTAGAAATGAAAAAGCACGAAATTCATATAAGTAGAAATAAAGTAAATCTCCATGGTATATGGGCTTGGCTTTTTATAGGTCTCGGTATACTAAAGTTTATTACATTAATACTATGGGCTATTTCAGCACTATTGAAAATGATAATATTATTTATTTAAAAAACAAAGATGATGAATGAAGGATTATTAACAACAATTTTTATGTTGGCACTTGCTACAAGTGTTTATTTTTTAGGACATTTAATGTCATGGATGGTGTATAAGATTGCACCTCACAATTGTAGAATAGAATTTACAAAAGCACGTATATTAAGAACTAATTTAGTTATGACGTTTAGCATCTTATTATGGGGTATAGTATTTTATAATTTAATTTAAAAAACAAAGAAGATGAGTACCCGTTACAATTAAGATGTAACGGGTTTTTTAGGGTTTAATAAGTAGAAATGGATTAAGTAATAGTAATACCGCTGTTACCTCTGTGATGTATGGATTTAACAAATGGACACGTGCCAGAAATTGGATTATATTATATAACACAACTTATTGATTATCAATATACTAAAAATACCTCCATGGTTTGTATGAAAATTCAGGTCTCATTATAAGTTTTTCCGTACACCGTGGATCTAAAGAATTGTTAAAGGTTATTTAAATCGAAACTTTTTACACAGAGTTTTTATTTTATGTAATAAAGTATTATATTTATAGTATAACAAAAAACAAAAATATATGTATAGTTTAAAATGTAATTATTACGAAAAAGAATTCGACTCGCTCGATGAATTATTAAATAATATTCTTGAATCAGGAATGGACCCGAACTACGAGGTAACTCGAAACGGAAATGGAACTGGCGAAACTGCGTGGGATTTAATTGGACCACAGGCTTAAATTAAAAAAATGAAAAAGGATATACTATACACAATGGTTAAGATAGATAAGGAAAGGTTACTAAAACTTTTTCCTCCTATCCATGTAAATGTATTTACTCACCACTCAACTATTGAATGGAAACCAGAGGAATTAACAGTTCCACTGGGGAAAGAGGTAAACTTAACTATACTTGGAAGATTAACTAATGATAAAGTAGATGTTCTCCTGGTTAATAATCCATGGAGTAAAAACAAGTATCCTCACATTACCCTTTCAACTGCAGACGGCGTTGCCGCAAAGCAGAGTAATTATTATTTAGAAAAAGATTTCTATAAAATAAAAGAGGTTCAGGAAAAATCAGTAACTGGTATTATCACAGCAGCTTGGATTAAATAATGACAAGGGTATATTAGTTACACAGAAGTTTTTATTTGTGAAGAATTATTATTATATTTATAGTATAACAAAAACAAAATAATTATGACTAATTGCGAAAGATGTAATAAAGAAACTAGGGTATTTACAATGTCTTGGTTTAATACTGAAATGATATGTAAAGATTGTGATTATAAAGAATCACAGATGAAGGAGCTAAAGCATGCGAAAGAGGTAGAGCTAGAAGAATGTTTAAAAGGAAACTTTAATTTTAAAGGTATAGGTTTTCCAAAAGGTAATAACAATTAAAATAAAATAA